AAACTTAAGGGTTATTGAACATGATCAATTTACCTGTAAATCCATACAGTTCAATACCTTATCAGGTCAAATAGTGATCACTTGATCATTTGATCAAGGTTGCGCTACGTAAAATCTGCGAAATGTTGGCGGTGTTAGTCCTACAGATTTCGCGTAGCGCACTTAGCACCACCAATCAATCAGAGGTGAAAAATGGGATATTCAGCTGCTAAAGTGTCCACTCATCTTGAGCTTGAGAAAAACCGTGGTTACTGGCGGGCAAAAGGGTTTGAGCGTGATAGTTACCAATTGTCATTATCTCGCGGTGAAGAGAAAATAGAACGCACGCACGGTCGCTGGCGTTTCTATGACGAGAACCATAAACAGGTAAAGGCAGAGACGATCCTGTACACTTTACTTAAAACCATTATCTGAGTGTTAAATGTCCAATTTACTGACCGTACACCAAAATTTGCCTGCATTACCGGTCGATGCAACGAGTGATGAGGTTCGCAAGAACCTGATGGACATGTTCAGGGATCGCCAGGCGTTTTCTGAGCATACCTGGAAAATGCTTCTGTCCGTTTGCCGGTCGTGGGCGGCATGGTGCAAGTTGAATAACCGGAAATGGTTTCCCGCAGAACCTGAAGATGTTCGCGATTATCTTCTATATCTTCAGGCGCGCGGTCTGGCAGTAAAAACTATCCAGCAACATTTGGGCCAGCTAAACATGCTTCATCGTCGGTCCGGGCTGCCACGACCAAGTGACAGTAATGCTGTTTCACTGGTCATGCGACGGATCCGAAAAGAAAACGTTGATGCCGGTGAACGTGCAAAACAGGCACTGGCGTTCGAACGCACTGATTTCGACCAGGTTCGTTCACTCATGGAAAATAGCGATCGCTGCCAGGATATACGTAATCTGGCATTTCTGGGGATTGCTTATAACACCCTATTACGTATAGCCGAAATTGCCAGGATCAGGGTTAAAGATATCTCACGTACTGACGGTGGGAGAATGTTAATCCATATTGGCAGAACGAAAACGCTGGTTAGCACCGCAGGTGTAGAGAAGGCACTTAGCCTGGGGGTAACTAAACTGGTCGAGCGATGGATTTCTGTCTCTGGTGTGGCTGATGATCCGAATAACTACTTGTTTTGCCGTGTCAGAAAAAATGGTGTTGCCGCGCCATCTGCCACCAGCCAGCTATCAACTCGCGCCCTGGAAGGGATTTTTGAAGCAACTCATCGATTGATTTACGGCGCTAAGGATGACTCTGGTCAGAGATACCTGGCCTGGTCTGGACACAGTGCCCGTGTCGGAGCCGCGCGAGATATGGCCCGCGCCGGAGTTTCAATACCGGAGATCATGCAAGCTGGTGGCTGGACCAACGTAAATATTGTCATGAACTATATCCGTAACCTGGATAGTGAAACGGGGGCAATGGTGCGCCTGCTGGAAGATGGCGATTAGCCGTTCATTTGCGCTTGATTGCTCTAATTATTTGATATTTATGGTGACGCATGCGGAAGGGTTTCAAAATAGACGGAAAATATGTGGTGCTGTCTGTAAGCTCTCAAATTCAGTCACCATCTGTCATTGTCACCGTAAAGTTGAGCGATAGGATGCCTGATATCGACTCGATATCTGTTGCGTTCCCCGTTAAAAGCATGCGGAGTGCTGAACATTTTGTGATGAATGCAACGGAGGAGGAAGCGCGGCGCGGGCTTACTAGAGTGATGGTGGAATTTGGCGAACTCCTGGGTAAGGTAAACAATGCCCTTTCAATCAGTTCAGCAAGATCCAAAGCGTTAACAGCTTCCATGATGAAATAAAAAAAGCCTGGCAAGGAGCCAGGCTGCACAAAAGAGCGGGTTTGTATTCCGCATCCAATCAATCAAGAAGGAGTATAGCACACAGGTACTGAAGTGAAAAAATGTGATTCGCGATTAACAAAATATCTACCATTGCTCTAATTGATTGCTATAATTAAGCCGCAGTTTTTGTCAACTACGAAGACGTTGCCATTACTTAACTCCTTGACATCATTGGCGGCCATTAGGCCGCCTTTTTTTTGCCATATGAAAACAATCGAACAAAAACTTGAACAGCGCCGCGAGTGGCAGAAGGCAGCCAGAGAACGAGCGATCGCTCGGCAACGGGAAAAGTTGGCTGACCCCGCTTGGCGAGAATCGCAATATCAGAAAATGCGGGATTCTATCGACCGCCGTATCGCTAAACAGAAAGAGCGCCCACCAGCCAGCAAAACGCGGAAAAGTGCGGTAAAGATAAAATCTCGTGGCTTAAAGGGGCGAACATCGACAGCGGAGGAACGGAGCATCGCCAATGCTCTTGGCGCTCTCCCCTGCATTGCCTGCTACATGCATGGAGTAATATCTGAAGAGGTATCTCTGCACCATATCTCCGGTCGTACCGCGCCGGGTTGTCACAAAAAGCAATTGCCCCTTTGTAGATGGCACCACCAGCATGCAGCACCGGCTGAAGTAAGAGAAAAATACCCCTGGCTGGTCCCTGTTCATGCCGATGGTGTGGTTGGAGGCAAGAAAGAATTCACCTTGCTGAACAAGTCAGAGATGGAGTTGCTGGCTGACGCCTATGAGATGGCAAACATCATGCACTAATAAATATATTATTTTTAATCTGAAATAATTGACAACTGACAAGTGACTTCAGTCAGAATCATCACACGCCCGGTACGGATGGATCCCTTTTCAAATATTCCATGGACGGCACAGTCTGAGTACCGGGCGCTACCTTCAGTTGTATTGCTAAGCCGCCGCTGGTGGCTTTTCTTTTTTGTAGGGGCGCTATGGATAAGAAAATATGCGTTGTTTCGATGAGCGTCGGCAAACCGGCGTCAATGACTGCTGCATGGATCAACAACGAGCTGATAATGGCTGAGCGGACCAGCTACCCTGAACGCCGCCGCGATATGGAACTCCAGTTGCTGCGCGAATTGCGTGAGAAAGAGGAAAAAGGTTTTATCGTGCTGGTGGAAGAGGAAAACAGCTTTATTACCGGTAGAGTTGGCCAGCGTGTAAGGTTGCGCGATCCCTTCATGAACGGCAGGCCGGTACTAATTGAGGCAATGCAGATTTATAAGGAGCTGGAACGCCAGAAAGCAATCAAGTTACCGCGCAAGGAATCCGGCAAATACATCCTCCACCAAAGCATCTTCGATTCCGAACACGACAAAAAAGGCGATGAATTTTTCAACATCAACTGGAGCGAAATAACGACAGAGCATGTTCTGACGTTACTATGTTGCTTTGCGACGGAATACAACAACGTTGCCAGCGCAGACTACATCAGGGCAATGGCTGGAGAAGTTGAGGCACGCCAGGAACCATCGTTACTAAGCCCTCTGATTAACATAATTCGCGGAACCCAAACGCTGGCACAAAAACAGGTGCCTAAGGGAGTATTAACAGGAAAAGGAAATTATCTATAAACGTCAATGCATTAGGGTATACTTCTCCGTAGAACTATAAGTAAATGGAGTAAGTAATGAGCGAGTATATAGAAATTGCCTATGCAGCAGCTACACATAGGCTGTGCTTTCTTACAGGCACTGGATTTTCAAAGGCTGTTTCTGATGATAAAGCCCCAAGTTGGCAATCTTTATTGGAGCAACTGTGCGGTTTATTGAAGGATGGTGACTCACTCAAAGAGGAATTATTTCCTGATGGAAAAGCAAAAGACCTTAGCCTTGAAGAGGCTGCTCAGGTTATTGCACTAAAATTTATACTTTCGGGGAAAAATATTTACCAGGAGATTGAGAAAATCATAGCCTCAATCGAACTTGATCCATCAATTGAATATATTCAAGACTTTTTCAAAGAAAACACATTTAAAGTAATTACGACAAATTATGACAAGTTAGCAGAAAAACTGGCTGGAGAGAATCGAACGTGTACAATCACCCCCGGCCTGCCAATTCCAAAATATAATTGTGAGGTTAAAGTCTACCATGTTCACGGCTCTATAGACTCCCCATCAGATATGGTTGTTACTAGCGAGGATTATTTCAGATTTATAAATGGTAATTCTTACTTTTCAAATAAACTAAGCACAGTTCTACATGAAAACACTATTGTTATTCTTGGCTATTCTCTAAGTGACGCGAACCTCAAGGCGATTATAAATGAATATAAGGTATTTTCACGGGACAACGTAATGTCCTCCAATATTTTCCTTATTTCCCGAGGGAAACTATTGCAACCTATTAAAGATTACTATTTTTCCTGCTTTGGGATTAGGGTTATAGATAAAACAGAGGTGTCTGATTTCTTTAGAAAACTTAACAAGAAAATTCCAGAAGCAAAAAAATAAAAGACAAATTGAGGCACTCAATCAAATCGGTAATAAAAAACGGAAGAGAGTATAAAATAGAGTTCTTGAAGTTAGAGGATTCTTTTTATCATATCATTTCCTCCATTTCATCATCTGGATATAGCTGGAATGATGAAAAGGTATTAAATGTTTTTTGTGATATAATAGATAAAAAAATAGATCTTACTAAAGAGTCTGGCGCATGGGAGCAGTATGAACACCTGGCAAAATGGCTTATTTATTTCGGTAGTTTATTTGAAGTAAAAGGAACCAACTTTGAGAAAAAATACATACATGCGGTTGAACACTCAATGACTTATATGAATAAACCTTACGAAACAGGCTACTCATGGCGAGCATATCTAGCCTGGAAAACAAAATGGCCTTCACTGACAGCATCTAACCGCTCTCTTATTAAGAGTAAGATGGAAGAAATCCCGCTACAACAGATTCACGATATTATATCTAAGTTTATATAGTATATTTATCTCCGGCCTAATCTCCCTAGGCCGGAGAGTTCTTAATCAGCATTCAGGAGCAATGCGTTATCTATGATGATCTGCTCCCATTCCTCGAATGCCCGGTCGCGGACGCCCTGGGGAACGCTGTTAGTTTTGAAATCGACGACCGTCCGCCATTTCCCGTCCGGACGGTACATGCGCAGAGCTTTACTTCCCCCTTCCCTGCGCACCTCAACGTTATGCTTGTCAGCAAACTCTTGTAATGCTCGTAGCGTCCCATGCTTTACTGTGTAGTATCGCTTTTTCAAGTTTTCTCTCCAGCCTGTGCCAAGGCTTCAACTTCCAAATCGTAAGACTCAAACTCATAGTCCTGGTCGTCAACTTCTTCAGGCACTGGCAGTAAATGCCAGGCTGAGTATATCTGACCATTATCAAAACGCTCCTGGCTGTAGAGCGTCGCGGCTATGAGTGTTAGCGCCGGGCGGTCATAACGGTAAATTTTGCGAACGTCACGGTCAACGAGACGACCGAAATTACCATAACCGCGCTCCAGTAATAATTTTTTAATTTCCGGCCAGTATGGACCATAGCTGCGGTACAGGCGGGGATTTTTCAGTAATCGCCCGCGTAGCCCTGACAGGAAGAAATCAACGTATTCGTCTTCTGTCTTTCCTAACAACGCTGTACGGAGTACCGCCTCAAGATATGTTTTATTCGGTTTTATTGTATCAGATAGTGTGGCCATATTATGCGACGCCCGGCGAACCGGGCGCTCCTGTTATGCGTATTGTTGGATGACGGCCAGAACGTCCGCCACGTTGTGTTTTGTCTCGATAATCCACCAGTTACCCGGGAAATCGCTGTTCTTCGCCTTCGCTGGCAGCCAGCGAGCGCCGAATTTCGCCTTGATTGCGTCTTTCGCACGGAAAAGAACGCCTTTCATGCCTGAGGCTTCCTGAAGCCCAAATACCTCGCCAGCGGCGAATTTTGGTGCGTACATCATCTTCAGGTCGGCGGTGGATACGCGATAATTCAGACCAAGAGACTGAGCTATGCTGGTGGCATCACCCTGTATTGATGATAACTCTTCTTGTTTCTCGTTTCTGGCGGCAATCTCTTCCTCCGTGATGTTGCCAAGGGCCAGGTTTATCCGATCAGCGTCGGCCTGTTTCTCTTCATCGGTGCGCCCGGCAAGAACCGTGTTAATTCTCTGCAATATCTCCACATGATTCTTGCGCATGCTGAGCAATTCCGGCGTAACCTCGTTAAGATCCACCAGCCCAAGGATGGCAAGGTCGGAAAACATTGATACCAGGTTGTAGGTCATGCGATAGCTGAGTTGACCATAGGCTGATGGCAACTGCACCGCATCCATTTTATAGGCATCCATAAATTTAGAGCCGTCGTTTACGACATCCGCAATTGCCGGTGTGATTTTTCCTGTGGTGGCGGCCTCCCTGATTGCTGTTACCCACGATTGAGTCAGCGCGGAAACTGCATGATTCAGATTGGCTTTGCGTTCTGCTGCAATGCGCGCGCTTGCAGCGTCCATTGACTGTTTGATCTCGTCTTTATTGCTGTAAATGCCAATGGTGCCAAACTGTGCTGTGGTGATCTCATAATCTGACGCCCGGAACTCATTGGTACCGAAAATAGCATTGGTGACTTCAAGTTCAGAATCCCCGTTACGAGTAGCCCCCTGGCTTGTTTTTTCCGGCATTCTGGCGATCGCATCCGCTATTTTCTCCTGAATTGCTTCAGGGGATAGCGTATCTCCGTATGACGCGATTACATCGCCATAATTGGAGCCAAACAGTTCAACCAGGAATGTTTCTGCCGAACGGATCTGGCGGTTATTCCCTTCCGACATCATACCAAGCACCCATTTTGCAATTGACGACTTCAGCGCGCCGTCACGGCGATCCGGGTAAACCGCATGCTTCAGTGGGTCCGTATAGGTACCAACAAAATCGATGCTATAGCCTGACTCTGTAGTCTGAACGCCGTATGAGTCAGTGATTTTGATCATGCCGCGCTGCTGGAAACGGTAGAAATCGTCACAGGAAATGATGTCGTTAATCCCGGCGATGGAGACGCCACCACTGATTTTCTGCATAACAGCATCTTCATCGGGAGTTACATCAACCTGTTTATCCAGCGTCTTCACATCCCAGTTACCCGATTTGGTGCCTTTGAAGGTAAAGATGATCTCCACGTCTGCGCGCTGGCTGTCGAAGTCCAGCGACTTAATGCGAACGATATCACCGGCACAATCGTAGTATTGGCCTACACGCCATGAGCGATCGCCGATAACAAGGAACTCATTCGCATGGTTAACCAGATCAGGATCAACATCCAGAATGCCTTTATTTATTGCATCCTCCACCAGCGGGCGCAGGCGTTTGATATCCGTCGCGGCCTTCTGAGTACGGTTCAATAATTTCTCATAGCGGGAGATGGCTTGAGAGATATTAGCCTTGCGCTGAATGGCGCTTTTCAACGACGCGCGATACTGTGCTAACAACGTACGGTCTGTGTGATGGACGCTACCCCAGCGGGCTTTCCAGTCTGCGTTATCAGCTGCTTTGGCCATTACCGCCTGTTTGAATTTAGCTACCTCGGCGGTGGTCTTTTCAAGTTCCGCTTTGTTTCGCTCTAATTCAGCGGTAAGTACCTCCACATCCTCGCCAGCTGCGTGCTGCGCCTTGATGTAGTTCTGAAGGTCGATAGTAGCCTGTTCTTTCTGGCGAGCGCGTTGCGCGGCTTTCGCCTTATCCATTTGAACCTGCATCATTGCCAGACGTTCGCCATCATCCTTAGCGGTATACATCTGCATTTCGATCATATCGTTGGCGTCGGCGTTCTCCATTTCTGACTTATCTGAACGGAGGATATCGGAGATCCAGCCTGCTTTACGCTTCAGCGTCTTCAGTCGGTATTCATCGAAAGAACCCTTGCCGCAGTAGTAATGAACGCGAACGCTTGCACGGTTGGAGCCAACTCGGGCACCGCGACCGTTACGCTGTGCGATACTGGCTGGTGTCCATGGCAACGTCAGATGATGGATGTCAGTCGTTCCTCGATGCAGGTTGATACCCACCTCTGCCTTTTTGTTGCAGATGATGATCGGAGTCCGGCCCTCCTGGAAGTCTGCTGCAATCTTTTCCAGACCGCCCAACGACATTTCATTTTGCTGCGCGATATAGGCGTCATACAGAGCCATTTGCTCGTTGTATTTCGCTATCTGTGCATCTGTTGGTTCATCAGGTAACTCTTTCGGCGGTTTAACCGCTTTCAGTTTCTTACCGGTTTTACCTGCCTCGGCAACCGTCTGAGCATTCAGGATCCCCACCTTTGAAGGTTCAAGGTTAAGAGCATTGCAGATAATGCGCTTGAGCTTCTGGTGCTGCGTTTTTTCGTCCGTGAAGATGATTTGCTTACCTTCCGGGAAAAACTCCTTCAGCGTGGCGATCAGCTTCGCGTATTTGGGTGTAACGGGGTGAGTTACGGTCTGTTCGTCAATGCCAAACCTGGCCAGGCGCTTATTCACTTCCTGCTCGAACGCTTCCGGAACCTGCAACTGAATAAACTCGCCCTTATCTATCAGGGAGTATTGCGATTGCTGCGTGATTGAATCATCACTGTCGTCGTCTTCGCTGGTGGCTTGTTTAGGCAAACTGTCCGCCAGCTGCTGCACCGCATCGGCGTACTCCGGCAGGAAACGATAGGTGATCCGGCGATAGTACAGGTCCATGTCAGTACATACGCGGTCCATATCCCTGATTATTGAGAAGATCGGACGGGCTTTCTCGTGCTCAATCACGCCGTCTTCATTAACCGAGGTCGTTACGCCATTGTTGGCTTTTGCTGCCGCTTCCGCCTGCTGACGTAATTCTTCATACGCCGCCAGTTGTTCTTCAGTAAGTGGTGCATCCTGCTGGTGTTCGTCCAGTTCCGGGATCTCCACGGTATCCTTAACGTCTTCCGCCGTTTTAAGCGTTGTCCAGCGATGGAATATGCCGCGCAGCGCATCAAGGTTTTCAAAGCCCACCAGCGCCATTTTTTCTTCAACTTCACCGCTGATTTTCTGTACCGTTTCCAGCCTGGTCTTGCCGAAGAATTTAACGAAGTCATCAGGACCGTAGATCCCCATCTTCTGCCAGTATTCCTTCGGCAGAACATGAGAAAGCATGTTGTATGCATCGATCGGGGTGTTAACGACTGGCGTTGCAGTCAGGAGAACCGGTCCGCGCCCGCCATTCTTTTTCATCAGGTACGCGTTTTTGATTGCCATATCTCGCGCCGATTGCGCCACCGCGCTGGTGGGCAGATAGGCCAGCTGTGACGATTCGCGACCATTTTTATAGCTATTGCGGTAGTTGTGGCCTTCGTCAGCAATCACGCTGTCGAAGCCCATATCCTCAAAGTACGGATACTTCTCTGCTTTTTCGGTACCGGTATCTGAATACTCCGACAATACCCGGCGACGCGCCGCCTCTTTGCGATGGGAATCGGAGTCCATTGCGCTGGCCACACGCCCGGCAGCAACGAAGTCATAAAGCATGTCTTGTGCATGCTCATCTACGGTGTCATCACGTAGCGGAATGCGGGCGTATTGTTCTTTGGTAAACACGACTGCACGGTAATTTGAGTGCGGGATCGCGTTCATCCGCGCCGTGATAGTGGCTTCATCTGCCAGTTTTAGGGCATCGCGCATAACTGGAGTGCCATCTGCACCAACGACAGGTTTACCGTTCTCATCGAGCACCGGCACCTGGCGAATCTGATCGCCATCCATCAGCACATCAAGACCGACGAACAGGTAGTTACTGAATGCCTCTTCACTCAGAAACTCTTTTGCTTCGTAATACCAGTTTTCCAGCACTGATTTAGGCACTACATACGCAGTACGGGTGGAACGACCGTTCTCATAGTTGAACGCCTCAAGCGCCAGCGCGGTCGTGGTTTTACCCAGCCCGGTACCGAAGCCCAGGATGCCGCGCCCATCTTCGGACAGTCGGCGCACCTCGCTATTCTGGTAATCAAATGGCTGTCGCTTACCGCTTAATCCCTTCAACCCAAGCGGATCGCCAGAGTGTTCATACGGGATATTGCTATTGAACACATCGTTGTATTTGGCAACCAGCTCATCGTAGCGATCGTGCGTCTTGATCCACTTATTGAACTGGTCCTCAAGCAGTGCCATCTGCTCACGATAGCCGTTCGCCGTCGCGCTATCTTTGCCACCGATACGCGCACCATTGAGATACTTTTCCAGCTGTGCCGGGAACCCGGTCGCGTTTTCTCCTGATTTACGGTCCCACTCGTAGCGGATCTCGCCTGTTTCTTTATCCTTGCGCTGGACGACACCGTATCGGTGCCCGACGAACAGGCCATCACCACCGTGATAGGTGTCAGAAACCATTTCGTCGCCTTCCAGCTGCACTGACTGCACATAGCGCAGATCCGGATAGCCGTTTTCCTGCAAAAACTCCAGAATGACGGAACGGTCGAACCAACGGCTATTGAGCTTAAAGCGGATATTCTCTGCTGGCGTCTTGATGCGCTTCTCTTCGATCGCTGCCAGCTGATTAAGGACGTTGTTCTTTACTGGACCGTCGGGGAGCGTGGCGAGGAATTCCTGTTTTGGAGCCACTATCTCGTTAATGTCGCCGCTGGTGGCGCGGGCGAACGGAACAATCCCGCCATACGGTGAAACCGCAATGCCAGGGGTGCTGGCCAATAAATTAAGCAACTCGTCATCACTGGCTGGCAGTTCGCCGGTAAACGCAAGGCGGAAATCATCGAGCTGGATTGGATCGCGAGTGAGATCACTGTAGAGATAACGCAGGGTGTCCTGATAGCTGGTGGAGTCATAACTGGCGCTGGAATCATGCGTAACCAGCTTTCCTGTCAGCTCGTCAGAAATAGTACCATCCAGCTTAATTGCACCACGGAAAGCAAACCAGGCGCGCGCACCGCTCCCCGATAATTTCGCTATCGGACCGCGACCGGGGTTACCAAAACGGTCAATCTCTGCCTGCAAACGGGATACCAGGGAAAGGCGCTGCTGTTCGATTTGTTCAGCACTATGCCCGGCGGCCTTCATATCCTGATATTCAATTAACATCCGGCCAATCATCGCCCCGCGATACAAGCGTTCACGGTATTTTTCAGGCTGGCTGTTAATCCAGTCCACCAGCTGCACCATATCGTCGCTGATTGATGTGGTGTACTTATCGCGGACATTTGCCATCTGGGTAAATGTCATACCGAGACGGCCTTCTGTTGTAGTCAGGTTACGCTGAAGAGCCTCCCAGCTGTCCGCGCCATAACTGGCAACATCAATCTTCAGCTCCTTCCCGGCATCAGATTCAATCCAGCGACCACCAGCATATTTTTGCCATACGCCATTAATCAGGCGCATTTCCCCTTCATCAACAACGTCTGCGGTCGGTGACGGTTCAGCCATATCGAACAAAGACCAGTCGATACGACTTTCGAAACGATGAATCAGCTTCGCTTTAAGAGCCTGGTTATCAATCTGCCCGTCGGCACGAACCTCAATACGCCCCTGGAATCCCTTCTCCTGGGTGCCATGAACAAAACGGCGGCCGTCCTTTTCAAACCACTTGCCAGAAATAAACGTTGGCCAAAGCACATTTGCCGATTCAAGAGTGCCTTCATCCACCAGGGGGATTTTCTCAGCCATCTCCGCCGGATGTTTGCGCATCAGCACCACGTCAACGACCGTACTGGTCCCGTTTGCGTCAAAAGTACCGGTAGGCAAGCGGTGGGCACCAAGAAATTCAGCTTTCCGTGATAGGCGCAGGCGTAACCGCTTCATGTTTGAACCTGAAACAATGGACGGCGGCACAATCACACACATGAATCCGCCTGGCTTTATCTTGTCCAGCATGCGGAGCATGAAGTAAGACCCCATATCCGTTTCTTCTGCGTAAGGCTTATCGATGTTGCGTGTGTTATCACGACCGCCGAACGGAACGTTACCCACAACATGGTCGAATGAATCGTTAGGCGTGCTTACAGCCAGTTGTTCGAACGGGGAAATCTGTACGCTGTCTTCCGGATGTAACAGCTGGTTTATACGACCGGAAACACTGCTGATCTCAGTCGCGGTCATCACCGTACCAACCGGTTTTGTCTCATTAAAAACGCCGGTGCCCGCCGATGGTTCCAGAGTGTTACCTACGTCCGCGCCATAGAGCTTCATGATCTCCCAGACGCCTTCAGCGATAGGCTTTGGTGTGTAATATTCGGAGACGGACCCGCCAATGCCGCCTTCACCAGTGTACCCGGCCAGGATCTGGCGCTGTTCATCTGTCAGTGTCGCGCCGTCCACCAGCGAATTAAGCAAATCTATCGCCTTCTGATTCGCCTCCCGGCGCAGCCGGTCATAGCTTTTGCCTTCCACCTTTTCCACGCCGTATCTAATCGGCGCTCGATGAGATGTTATTGCCCTAATGTATTTCAATATTTCGCTGACACTTGAACAGCGAAACAACCCCATAGATAGCTTGTTCATTGGTAATCCTTAACAAGTGACTAGTGTTAAATTCCGTTCAAACACGATGCGAATTATTCTAATTAAGGTGCAATCTTGGCAGACAATAAAATCACGCTATCCTCGGTCAGGAAGGCGCTGGCGGGGGTTTTTAAAGACAACGGAGAACGGGACAACATCCTCCTGTCCGCGCTGGCTGTGCACGGCGGAAGTGGGTATTTGTTTTCTCGCGCAGGGGCACCGGTACAACTGTCCGGCTTCTTAGGCGGCAAACCGGGCGATAGTGGCATGGCTGGCGATGGGCTGGTGGACGGAAGTCGCTTTATCTTTGATGAAGTTCAACTGCCGGAAGACCGCTTGCAACGCTATCCGCTACTCGAAGAGATGGCGGTTTACAGCACGATCGCCACCGCGCTGAACATCCATATTACGCACGCGCTCTCTTTCGATAAGAAGACCGGACAAACCTTCTCTATCGTGCCGGTACATAACGGAAACGATAGTGACTATGACGCCGCGCAGGCGTTGTGTGACGAGCTGATGAACGACATCGGGCGAACCATCAACAAAGAGGTCGCCGGGTGGGCATTTATCATGTCTGTATTTGGAGTGGCTTATGTCAGGCCATACGCCAAAGAAGGAATAGGGATCACGTCTTTTGAGTGCTCCTATTACACCCTTCCGAGCTTCATCAAAGAGTTCGAGGTCAGCGGCAACCTGGCGGGATTTAGCGGCGATTATCTGAAGGACGCGTCAGGGAAAATGGTTTTCGCCGATCCGTGGGCCATTATCCCTATGAAAATCCCCTACTGGCGGCCTAAGTCAAACCTTATGCCTGTGCACACTGGCCATAAGGCTTACAGCCTGCTGGATAATCCGGAAGAGCGCACGCCGATTGAAACCCAGAATTACGGGACCAGCTTGCTCGAATACGCCTACGAGCCGTACATGAATCTGCGTTCGGCGATCCGCTCGCTGAAGGCAACGCGTTTTAATGCATCGAAAATTGACCGAATCATCGGCCTGGCGATGAATAGTCTGGATCCGGTAAAAGCAGCCGATTATTCGCGCACCATTACTCAGACGCTTAAACGAGCAGCTGACCTGATGGAAAAGCGCGCACGCGGCGCGAATAACATGCCTACGGTGACCAATACCCTGCTGCCTATTATGGGCGACGGCAAGGGGCAGATGACTATTGATACTCAGACCATCCAGGCTGACATCAACGGCATTGAAGACATTCTCACCTATATGCGCCAGCTGGCGGCAGCACTTGGCCTCGATTACACCCTCCTGGGGTGGGCAGATCAAATGTCCGGCGGGCTTGGTGAAGGTGGATTCCTGCGCACGGCAATTCAGGCCGCCATGCGCGCCTCATGGATCCAGCAGGGCGTAGAAGAGTTCATTCAGCGGGCTATCGATATTCATCTTGCTTTCAAGTACGGCAAGGTTTACCCGGAAGGTGATCGCCCGTACAAAATCGAATTCCACTCCGTTAATACCGCTCTGCAACAAGAACACAACGATAACCGCGACTCGCAGGCGAACTACGCCACCATCGTTACGCAAATCCTCGATGCCGTCAGCAATAACAGCGTCCTCGCTAATTCCGATGCATTCAAACGTTACCTGTTCAGCGATGTGCTGGAGATTGACGAAAAAATCTCTGAAGCACTGGTGAACGAACTGAAAGCGAAAAGCGAGGACGACGATCACCTGATGGATTCCATCATCAAAACACCGCCACAGGAACTGGCGCAAATCCTTGAATCGGTCTTTAAAGAGGGAAACGATAATGACTGATGTTTTGAAAACGGTCACTGACCGCTTTTGTCTCTATAGCAATGCTCGAAAAGGTCGCCAGAACGGGCGACAGTATGTATTAAGCGCGGTAAAGACCATGCTTGAAAGCAAGGAAACTCAGGAAGGTTTACGCCTTGGTGAGCTTTTCGGCTATTACGGTCACGGTCGCCGACAGCTTACCGGTAAACTGGAAGTACCAGAAACCAGCGTGATCATGGTGGAAGGTCGCCCGGTCGTAATCGACAATGTTCCAGCGTGCCGAACAGTGGCTATATCTGTTGACGACAACGGCATCGTTACCCATACACAGGAAATTCTTAACACAGAGCCGGGTAAAATTGTCGCCGCGATGATCGAAAGCCGAGCTGGTGGCTGGAGCTGGGCCACTGGCGGGCGCGAGTCCGGGAAAATCGCTGTAACCACCAGCTTCCATGGTGTGGATTATGTGACAACGCCGAACTATATCAGTCTGGATCATCCTGCCAGCGCCGGAATGTTTGAAAGCGCGGATTCTAAATCTTTACTGGCAGAGTCCCTGGCGGCGCATGGGTACTCCGACGAGTCAGTGCAGGCCGTTATATCCCATTACGGCAAAATGGCTGAACTGGAAATGATGGTGGAGGCGACAGAGCGTACGGCAGAACTGGAAACTGCACTACTCGAAAGCCAGGGCCGCCACCTCGAAGCAATGGCCAAGATCGCAGATGCTGAAGCGCGAATCGCTTTGCTGGAGGAAACAGCGGGTATCCGCGATGATGTGCTGGCAGCGATGCAAGACGAACTGGATAACCTCCCAATCTTCGTCTCCGCAGCCCAAAAAGACGCATTCCGCCTCAAAGAACCTGGTGATGCAAAAATCGTTGCCACACTTTTCGAATCTCTGATCAAAGTTGGAGCACGCAACTTGCCTGTCACCAAGAAAATTAAGGAGGTTCCGCAAGCGGCTAACGTCCAGGCACCGCGTGAGACAAGCATCATCACGTTTAATAATTCAATCAATCCGTTTAAATAACCACCAAAAATAACCCCGGCGGCTGCCGGGGTTATCGTTAACTATTATCGCCTTCGTCTGCGTGCCATATATTTGCGCACCGCGCGACGTGGGCAATCTGAAGCGGTTTCTTTCTGCTGCATCAATCTTGCAGCCATGCTCAAAAATGTCAGGCACAGCCGAAGCCCGGCATATAATAGCGGTTCCAGTGGCCACGTCTCATTGAGCACATATACCGCCATGAAAATCGAGTCAAAAACTATCGCCGCCAGCGATAACTTCATTGTCGAAAGTCGGCGGAGCTGCCGGAGTTTATTCATTGACAAGCCCCGTCAGGCAAAGCTGGCGTTCTTCTTCACGGCGAATCTTTAACCCGGGCAGGGGGACGCCGTTACTGTTCACAAAATCAGGGAGATGGTTACACATATTCACCCATTCCCCTTTCTGCGCCCACTTGTGGATGGACGTTTCGACTCGCATGCCTCGCGCTTTGCTGTAGTAGGTCCGTAAACTATTGCATCCCATATTGAATGCCGCGCTTGTCATTGCGCTGAAGGCATTATCGGGCATGTCTTTGCCCCGGAAGTGCTGGTTAATACAGCGTTCAGCGATCAGGATATTCTTTTCCCAATCAGCGGCGATTTGCTGGTCGGTTTTTCGCACGCCAGGCGTTACCCCGTGTGTATTACCGATCCCGTCGGTCCATACACCCGCCGGGCACTTGTATGGATCACGTCGGCAACCTTCAGCGTTTCCGATAAGCTCAAGCCCCGCCTGGTTGGTTCGCACATTGCCATTATCCATCACGATGGTAATCATCATCGCGATAGCGCAAATTGCACCGCCTCCTGCGGCTGTTTTTCCCTTCATAAAGACCTCATAAGCGAATTTTTTACGCTCCAGGACAAACACCCATTCACAGCCAATACCGACTGACTCGATCCCTTTAGAAGGCACAGGATAATGCAAATCACTTGTTAGCTACGTTTCAAAGATATACATTATTGCTCTAATTAATTTATTTTATTAGGTAAGATAAGTGGCACAACGCGGTGTAAACAAAGTCATCCTGATTGGTACCCTGGGGCAAGACCCGGAGATCAGGTATATACCAAATGGCGGAGCGGTCGGAAGACTCAGCATCGCAACGAATGAATCATGGCGCGACAAGCAAACGGGCCAACAGAAAGAGCAAACAGAATGGCATAAAGTCGTTTTGTTCGGAAAACTTGCTGAAATTGCGAGTGAGTATTTACGAAAAGGTTCTCAGGTCTACATCGAAGGGAAACTTAAAACCCGTAAGTGGACAGATGACGCCGGTGTAGAACGTTACACGACGGAAATTATCGTCAGCCAGGGCGGCACCATGCAAATGATCGGCACTCGTCGTGACGATTCACAGTCCTCAAACGGCTGGGGGCAATCAAACCAACCTCAAAACAACCAGCAATACAGTGGTGGCGGTAAACCTCAGAGCAACGCCAATAACGAACCTCCAATGGACTTTGACGACGATATTCCGTTTTGAATGAGTAAAAAACGATTGAAAGAAAAGCGGTGGTCCAGACGCCAACAAAAGCACGAACTCGCTAAAAAACGCCAAAGTTGGCAATGGCACGCGCTTTTCACGAAAAGAACACCCCGAGATATTGCTTTCGCTGGTGGGAAAACATTCCTGACCCACCTGAAGGCGCAATACACCAGGTTTTAAGCAGAGGAAAGACTATGAATAATATGACAACGAAAGAGCTTTTGACGGCACTTCCAAAATACAAAAGCCATAAAATAGTTCGTGCCTCAAAAATCAAAGATATCGAAATTATCGCCCTAATGGATGTGGTCCTTCTTTGCAACATCGAAGTCGTTGAGCCAGAAGGGGTAAAAGTCCATGTTGATAAAATGTTTTTGCAAAAACACCGACCAGAAATTGGCGGATATCTGGTCGCTTATGAGGACGGATCTCTGTCCTATTCACCAGAAAAAACATTTGAAGAAGGCTTTAGTCGGACTAACGACTTCTTCGAAAATGGGGCATTGCTCAGCATTGAAGGTCACAATGGGGTGACATTCATTACAGCCAGGGACGTAACTATTTCTGCTGGCGGTATCGCTACTCTACAAGAAGAAATCGACCTTGAAGCAGCCGACTTTTCTGACGCGCTGATGTGGCTGAAGGATGGCAAGAAAGTTGCTCGACGCGGGTGGAACGGCGAAAACCAATTCTGCTGGCTGGTTCCTGAAGGACAGTACCCGGCACGAATGGAAGCCATTAAGGGATATTTCCCCGGCGACCTCGTTCCGTATGGTGCTTATTTCGCCTTAAAAAATGCACAAGGTGTAGTTGTTCCGTGGGTTCCTTCTGTAGGCGACTTACTGGCATGTGACTGGTTTGTAGTGGAGTGATTTAACGTGGAAAATACTAAAGCAATTCAATACCGCCTGCGTAATGGTCAGAGTGTCGAAGTGACCATCAATAATGATGGTGTGCCTGGCGAAAAGGTTTCGATCTCTGATCTGGCTATCGAAAAAACCATCATGTGCCACCTTGGCTTTACTGAAGAAGTGAGCAAAAAGCATGGTGTAGCAATCTGGAGCGCAATGGATACTGGTATGCGCAGATTCATTACTGCTCGTACCCCAGGGATGACCATGATGGACCTCATGCAGATTGCGCCGCTGTTTGAATGTGAGCCTTTAGATGTATTCAGCAATCCAGCTCTCTGCCAGCAGTTATATGGTGAGATGAAACTCGCGGTTACCCCCATTGTGCTGCATGAAGGATCGCTTGCTGGCGTGTGGAAAGTGGAGCGTATTTCAAGCTACATGCCTTTCCATGTCAACGGCGTAATCACTGGTGAAAATCAACCTGTTTCCGTTATAAAGTCAGACCTCAAGCGCGCAATTCTTGAAGCAAGTTGTCGAGTTGTCGGCCTGGGCAAACAGTCTTATGTTTCCTTCCCGGCTGGCCCTGAAGGCCCGGCAGAAATTCTGATTATGGATGCCGATCTGCTCTGGCAAATACAGTTTCTGATTGGCAAAAGCATCATCCGCGCTGAAGAACTCGATCAGTACATTACCTGCACGATGACGGATGAAGTCAAAAGTGTGGCTATAGCCAATGCCCGGAACCTATGTCGTGCTGCATTAACAGAACTGCAAGAAAACACCACGGAAGAGGTGGAAAGTGATTAATCGTATACAGAATGAATCTGCCTGGTTAGCACTGATAGAACGGTATAAAGACAATTGGGAACTGGCAGCAAAAGAGTTACTTGATATTGAGTTAACACCTCATCAAGCAAAAATTATTAACGCGATAAAGAACACCGGAGCCAAAGTCACTGCCACCACACCACATGGTATTGGGGAAACCTCTATTGTGGCAGTGATTAGCATCCTGCAAACAATACTGTATTCGTGTTCCCGTACAGTGGTTGTTTCTCCTGCGATTAACGATAGTCGAAAAACAATAATTGACTATATGTTCCGTTATTGGGAGCGAGTTACCCAAAAACACCCTTTTCTTGGCAATTATTTCAGAATACACCCTGACAAAGGGTTGGTGCATATCAGTGAAACATGGGGATGCGTCTATATAACCTATTGTCTGAATAACGAAGAGTCTCTGGCTGGTTTTACTGGACCGCACGATCTTTTCATCGTTATTAACTCGGCGGAAATCAGCGATCGCGCTCATGCAGTGATAACTGGCAATTTAACCAATTATGACTCGCGCCTGCTGTTGCTGTCGAAACCATCGGAACGCGAGAAAGGGTACTTTTATGATTCGCATCACCGGTTGGCCCATAGTAAAAACAATCCTGCTGGTTTTTTCACGGCGATAACTCTAAACACAGAGGATTCACCTCTCGTTTCTGAAGCATATCTTGAATTCAAAGCCAAAGAGTTTGGTGGGCGCAATAGCGATGAATATCGCCGATTGATCTTGGGGAAATTCCCCGGGATTCGGGAGTTGATGGAAAAGTCATCTGTTCCCCGTAATATGCACTTCACAATGACTGACGGTAGTAAATGGGTAGTGCCTACGATCGTGATCGCCAAACACCATGCGAAACATCACGCTCAAAAACACAACTCCAGCACATTAGACTGGCTGAAGGCCTATACAATACCGTTATTCTCGGCAAACCATAACGCTATAACTGAATGGGCTAAACAAATCCCCTGGCAGGATGTGGCTGAAGAGGCATTTGTCGAAAAACCACCAAGAGATTTGCACGAGCACTGTTGGCTGACATCAGAAAAAAGCTTCTCGTGAGGTAAAAATCCCGCCGATTGGCGGGATTTCTTCAATATACGATCTGGTCTACATGATCACCAAAATCATCGTCGTCGTCGTCCTCATCGCCACCATCTACTGCTGGCCAATCAACAAACCAGCCAGCGTAAAGATGTAGCGTTCGGAGAACATCACTTGCGGGAGCATCAAGGGTGTTAACGAATCCCATATAGCTATTGGGATTTGCCCCAGCTATGGCTTCAGCGATCATGTCCTCGGTAATGTCACCGGAAATAATGCTTAAACGCCCGGAAACTTCTTCATTATCATCAAATTCGATAATGGCATCTCCGCCTAATGGCGCTGCGATTTTAATCTGCATTATTTAGCTCCTTTGCCACACCTAATAACAGTTCCAGCAATCCGTCACCATTCATCAGTGATGCGGCAGCGGCCTCTTTGTCATGATACAATTGAAGAGCCATAGAGAATACTTCCGTTGCTGACGTTTTGGAAATAGTCGGTGATTTCTGCCGAATTTTCCCGGTGTTACTTACTGAGGCTGGCGGGTATACCTTCGCCATATAAATATTACTCAATCGAGATCTGAAGCACCATTCAGGCTTGCCACGCCCACCGATATTGACGAAAGATGGCTTATCCCCTTCAACATTGGCCTTCAGGAATGACCGGGCTTTCTCTAACAAACCAGGGTTACTGTACTCAAGATGATGACCCAGCTCGTGCCACAGTGCACTTGCATTTTCATCGTTCAAATTGACAGCAACAACACCATTAAGATTTGCATATGCCCTTCCCTGGTGGTGAACTACCTTTGATAAGGTCGATATTTTCCCGCCGGTCAGGCGATAAATATCAGCAAGTTCCTTGCGCAGGTCTATCCCACCATTCTGTCCAGCGCGGACTTCTTCCACTTCTTCTGTGATAAAAGAGTCGGCCCACTCAAGAGCTTTTTCTTCAGATACGGATGAGTTTGCGATCGCACTGTTCATGGCAGATAACACTTTCTCGTGGACCGAACCCATACTTCGCTGATTCATTTGCCAGCGTATCTGCGGGTTATATGAGAATCGCTTAAGTAGTTGGTCAAGCTGCTCAAGTTCTTCTTCACTGACATACTTTTTAGCCTCACCAATAATGCCAGGGAGAATATTGCCGTTAGGATTAAACGCTCGCGAAAGGAAGAGTTTCAGCGCCCCCATGCCCTCCGATGCTTCAATATCACCAATAACCCGGTTAACAATGGCCGCACTCTTCGGATTAGCATCCGCCAACGCTCTGGCTACGATTTGCAGGGACGATACGACCTCACGCTGCATATCAGTCCTGATCTCATCAATAAACTCTGGCGTTATGCCGTGCTCTTTAAGAATATCCCGGCCTTCCGCCGTTACCCCATCGATATCACCGACATGTTTATTAACACGACTTTGCAATGCCTTAAATGCCTTCAGAATTCCACGGGCATCATCCGCTTTACTAACGGCCTTCCTGAATGCTGGCAAGAAGTCTGAGTTAACCTCATTTTGTTGATCGGCCCACTGAATGGAGGCTTCTTTCATCTCGTCCAGAGTCAGATCACCCAACGCGGTATGGTCTGTGAATATGAGCGACAACCTCTGAACCATTTCTGCCAATGGTGATGCCGAATGCGCCGCGCTAAGGAATGCTTTCACCCTGGTTGGGCGAATGGAAAACCAGTCAATAGCTGGTGGCATATCTCCGTTTTTTATCGCCTGCGCTATCTCGTCAAAGCCATCGCGCCCAAGGGAGGATGCGTGATTTAACAAGCCGCGAAGTAACGAATTGCTGATACCGAATAATCGGCACCATTTTTTCACGTCGGCAACAGGCATTCGAACAAAATGCGCAAGCACTTGTACAAGCTGTTCATCCTGGGGATCTGTGCGGGAAAGCAGCCTGATCAGATGAATAATGTCTTTGATGCCGGATGCCCGATGTAATAGCAAACTGGTATACGGAGCAACACCGTTGTAACTACCGCCGGAAACGGACTCGAAAAGACCGCCGGATATCCCTTGCATGCCTTCGTTTTCCAGTTCCTGAGACACCTGGCGAAGGATATCCTGTAACGACACATCGCCGCCGCCAAACATATCCCCCAGCGCCTGGCCCTGGTGCTGTAACTCATCATTGATACGTTGAGCCATCAACTTAAAGGCGGTGGCCATACGCTTCGCGCTACGGTTATTCGCGACGATGAACAACGCGAGTGCTTTCACTTCCGGGGCCGTTTCGCTGAACATATCCCCCTGAGCAATAACATCGGTAATATGCTGGCCTGACTCCTTCGATTGCCTTACCAGGTCTACCGCATCTTTCAATGCCTCCAGCGCCTTTTTATCGAGGCTATCCGCTGTCTCAATGCCATCAACAATAGTTGTCACAGCCTGCTTGTGCGCTTCTCCTGATAAAGCCTGCATCTGGACAAAATCATTGGCTGCCGCATTAAGCGCCGTCAGAACATTACGCATATCCGGATCAGGTTCTTCTGCAACCATCCTTACCAGGCGCGCATCCTTATATGCCTTGGCAAAGATCGCGTTTTGTATACGGTCTACAAGTTGCCGTGTTGGTCGCCCATCTTCAGTTACAAGGCCAGCCGCCTGTGTGGCACCAACTTGCGTCATAAATCCGCGAATAAACGCGTCATTACTGCGGCTAAGCAGATCTCCGCTTTCTGACGGGTTAAAAAGCGCCATCATCGCCGGTGTTATGCTGTCGGCATCAACAAAAGCTTTTTCACTGGCTGCCATTTCCTGAAGATCAGAAATATTTGAGTCCTTGGCAAACTGAACGCGGTCAACCTTAGTTAACCGGCGGCGCACCAGTACCGGAGCCGTCATTGATTCAACCTTTTCAGGAGGTATGCCGAATTCGGTCGCATGTTCAATCAGGTACTCACGATACCGATCCGCATTGCCGTCCTGATAGGCTTTGATGATCCCCATGGTCCGTCCATTACCTGACTCAACGGCATTGTCCTCACCAATTATCGGCGCACCATGGCTGGATAAACCGGAATCAGTAAGCTGAGCTGGCCGCAAATCTTTGGATATCTGGTTAACCTGAAGAAGGCTGGATGCGCGGGTCCGGTCGCGCGGCTGAAGTTCCTGGGGATAGTCAGGATTAATTTTCCCATCCAGAGTATTGGATACCAAAAGAGCTGAGGCATCGACGATATCAAACGCTGTTTTTACCTCGTCTCCCTTCGCTGTCACCACATACGAAACCCGCCCATAATCGGGCAGGTTCTTTAGCAGCTCGATCAGCGTTTCTATGCTGGTGGCCATTACCACCTGATCGCTTAAGCTCATCCCTGTTACGCCTTATGCTGCCTCTTTAATGTTGGCGGCTATCCATGCCGCCGTGTGCTGTTTAACCTGGTCCAGGTCGATGTATGTGCCAACATATTGACTCAAATCCTGCAAGGTACCGATAAATGCATCGGTGCTCTGATCGACGAATTTATCAGCCAGGAAATCAGCAACCAGTTTTGGCACACCATCATGTACCGAAGGTTGTTTTTCCTCGCCACTACTGCCGCCGGACACACCGTACCCCATCTGTTGCATGATCTGGTCAATTTCATCGCTGATATCCAGCAACTCCATGCCACTCGCGGTAGCCGCTTTGGACATCAGAGCATCCAACTTATCGCTGAGATCCATTAACTCAATAGCTGATAGTGTCATGCCGCTACCCCCGCTTTCTGGATTGCTACCAACAGATCAGCCAGGTGGCGAGCTGCGCCGTTAACCAGCTCTTCGTTTTCCTCAAAACGTCCGGCAGCCTGAAGGGCTGCAATCGCTTCCCGGACATTGCCCCGGGCGTTACGGATCTCCGCCATGTCAGTGCTTTGTATATCCATCACGTTATTGAGATATTCAATGGCTTTATTAGCCTCTGCATCTGCTTCGCTAACCGTTTCATCAGGCTGTGCCGGGGCCGGTTCTGGCTGAGTAATCTCACCGACTTCGGCCTGCAATGCATTGATCATGCTCTGCACCATTTTCTCGGTGCCAGCGCCCCCAGGAAACGCAATATTGGGGAAAGTTTTTTGAAACTGAGTTTTCAGCATTACGCGGAACTCGTCTGGTGAGCTGGTGGCCAGCTCCAGAGCTTTTTGTGCATATTTGCCAAACGGACCATTAGTAAGTGTCTTCGCCAGGAAGTCGAAAGAATCCTCGCGAGGCAATAACTTCAGGTCGTACTCACTCATTTGCTGATCAGAAAGCGGGGTATCGTAAGTAGCAATGCCGTAGCGTGCATATTCATAATACGGGTCACCTTCATCAGGGCGCGGCAGAATTGCTTTGTTACCTTCAGGTATTGCGCCAGGGGCCGCCGGACGCATTTGCAGGGCATATCGATATGCACCTACAGAGACTTCTGGTTCAGGCGAAGAGCTACCGGTATCCTCCGCTGGTTCAGGTTCGACGTTTTCCGGTTTATGTTCTTCTGGTTGGACCAGGTATTCCGATACATTACCCGCTTTATAGGCTTTAAACAGCTTGCCGATCGCATCTGCCATGTCCACACCCTGTATGGATTTAGCCTTGATCATGTATACGCTGCCATCCGGATCGGTTAACTGGATATACCCTTCGCCGCCCCCAATGAATTGCTTCATTGATGCACCATTACTGAGCGTCACTTCCCCGTCCATATGCATACGATTTTTGATACTGGCAAGGCGATCCGTCAGCGCGCGAGAGTGCCCACCAGTCATCCCCGCTGGAGCAATGGTATCGCGCCCACCAGTGCGATTGAGCTGATTAATCTCCGTCTGCAAACGCTCATTCTCTTCATAAAGAGAATCCGCTTCCGATGCAACAGCGTTAATTTTCTGCTCCAGATCTGCCTTCTGCCCTTCTACCGCTGCCACCTGATCCGCGAGGTCGCTCATGGCATCCTCTTTCTGGTCACTGTCAGCCTGTAGTTGGGTTATTTCATCAACAAGGGCTTTTTTCTTCTTCTGCGCACGCTGGAATTTTGCCGAGTTTTTCTCTGCAAGGTTGGCAAGTTTCATGGTGACCTGCGCCAGCGTCATATCACGTCCACTCATCGGAGCAACGGTGTGAGTAACGTCTTTTTTATTCAGTAAGAACTGGAAAGCAACCAGCGTATCGCTATTGGTGATCCGGTTTTCCGCTGTCGGGCTATGAAACAGAATGCTGATAGTCTGACCATCACTGAGCGGAATAATGGCTGGCAAGACCGGCAGCCCGTTAACGTTACGTGCCCGGCCAATTTCAGCGCCGCCGATCGCGCGCGCGCCGCTCTGGGCCACATCCCCCGTTTTATCACTCCCCGCAGAGATTCCGGTACCATTCAGCTTCTGGTTCAATGCCCGGACAAATGCCTGCATGGTCCGGTGTAACTGCAAACGAGTAGAACTAATCGCCTCCAGTAAATCCGTAGCACACCAGTGGATCGGCGTGTCATAGAAGAACGTAGCCTCGATTTCCTCCAGGGTGTTGGATTCCGTCATCAGATAGCGGTCCTCACCGGCCATTAATGCGCGATATTCATCATCAGTCACTGGCGGGGGAAGCACGTCAAGCCCAGGCTTGATCGTCACCCCTTTATTGATATTGAACTGTTCCATGTTAATTTCCTGCTTTCAGTTGCTTAAGACGGCGTTTGAGTTCGCCATTTCGGGCCTTTTCGTTATTGAGTCGGCCTGTCTCCTTATCCAGCTTCGCTCGCAAATCAGTGATCTGCTGTTGATTGAAAGACACCGAGTTCTGCGCTGATTTATAAGCGGCAACCACCTGAGCATTCCGCTGTTTTGCCTCTTGCAGGCGCTGAAAGTTGGATTTTACTGCCGGTTTCTTGTCTACCGGATTGGCAACACGTTTCGCTTTGGCGATCAGTGATTTCTGGAATTTTGCGGAGTTTTTGCGGGCCGCTTGCCCCATGACGGTACCAAGCGTCTTGATATCCGGCGATTGAGCGTTAGGAATAGCTTTTCCATTCAGCCTCACAGACGATATATCGCCAGTATCGTTTACCTGTATGGCAAGAATTTGTCCGTCGTTAAGAACCAGCTTTGCGGTTTTAACTTTAACGCCATCTTTCGTTGTTGCGCGGTTGCTGGAGTCAACCTCAATTACCGTAACACCGGTTTTATTGATCGCCGCGATAAGGGATTTCAGCCCCTTTTCATTAACCTGGTCAAAATCGACCGTTGCATACTTATTTTTCGTCATCTGACACATCCTGTGCGAGATTTATTACGTAACTTCTGCGGATTTGCTGAGTAACAGGGAAAATCCGATACAACGGGTTAATGAACGAGTCGCCATGCGTAACCATGACGTTGAAATGCCACAGTCGCTCTCCTTTACCCATATATTCAGTGGGTATGTACAACCATTCACTGTTTTCGCCCTGTTCAGCCGACGTCAAACAACGTTGTTCGCCTTCAATCACTGTCGTCGGCTTCTGAACATCGCGGATCCAATATCTGACCGTTGCGCCGCGCAAAAACGGGAATTTAGACCGGTATTTGAACGGCACCCGGATGAAACCCGGTTTAATTTCCACATCACCAAGTTCTAAATGCGTGATGTCCTTGCGTTTTAGCAAATAGCGATCGGCTAAGGCTAACGCAAGAACGCATACACCCCAGCCAATCATTTCCCGCCTCCCTTTTTCACCAAACTTGTAAGAACATTCAGAATGCTATCGATATTCACTCGTTTCATCCCTGAAATCACCTCATGACCGTTATTGCTGGCTATCGTTACCATTAAGTACGTAATTGATAACTCCCAGCCCTCGTGTTGCCCCAATAGGTACGCCACCGCGCCAGCTGTCACTGCAACAAAGATCTCCGTAACCAATCCCAACAAATTGCCAGACTGGCGACCGTCTCGGACATCCATCAGGAACGTGCCTATCCCACCAATTACTGAAAGCAGGAGCGCAATAGCAACTGGAGCTAATTCCTGTGTGTCAAGCACAAGTTCCCTCCTACGTTGTCAGGAGGTAATGGTATGCAAAGTAACTTCTCAACCGGTTATGTTGCATAAGAGACTTACCTATTCAACCGACTTTTGGAACCTTCAATAATAAGCCTGCTATTGGCGCTGAAAATAAGAACCATGCAGCTCTGAAGGCTTTCATTCATATCCTTATATTCCGCGAGATACATGCCAATAAAGCCAGCAAGTACGGCGGAAATACATTCGGCCAGCAATTTCTTGCATGAAGACTCGTAACGGTTTTCACATAGCCCACTCAAATACGAATACACCCCACCAAGAAGGGATAACATCACGATATGTACATAAAATGTCATTTTTTACCTATACAACAGTAAGTTGAACAACATCTGAGAACGGTATGCACTTTGTGATTTCCACACACACTGGTTTTGTTAATTAAAACCTGTAGCTTGCAATAAATAACGATAGTGGGCAGAAAATATGCTAATAGGCTATGTACGCATATAGACAAATGAACAAAACACAGCTATGCAGTGAAAAGCACTTGAAAGCGCAGGATGTGAGCTAATTTTTGCGAATAAGGCGAGCAGCAAAAAGGCTGGGCACCCTGGGTTAAAAAAGGTTCTGCGTATGCTTTCCAGAGGTGATACCCTAGTCTCGGGCTAGGGACAACATTTCGAGGACAGTTTTCATTAGCGGTCAGCAGGCGCTAGATACATCGAATTGATGTGCCGCGCGATAAATGTACCTATTCTATCAAGATAAATTACACCGACGCGGCATTAGAATTACAGCTCAGATTGAGTTTGGCGCTTCTCTACAGGATGATAACGATAAATCGTCGATACACCGATATCGTAAATAATTGCCAACTGTTTCCTGCTGTAGCCATTTTCGATCAACCTCGCTATTTGCTCATGTTGTTCTTTTGTCAACTTCGGGCGACGTCCGCCAATGCGTCCCTGTTCGCGTGCAGCTGCCAGTCCGGCCAGTGTTCTCTCAACAATTAATTCACGTTCCATTTCTGCTAAAGCCCCCATGACGTGAAAAAAGAAACGCCCCATGGGTGTTGATGTGTCAATACTGTCTGTCAGACTACGGAAATTAACACCTTTTTCCCGCAACTCCTCTATAAGCGTGATAAGGTGTTTCATACTTCTGCCAAGCCTATCCAGCTTCCAGACAACCAGCGTATCTCCTTCTGATAACGTTCTGAGCAGCTTTTTCAAGCCTGGTCTGGCTGACTTTGTTCCGCTTATTTTATCTTCAAAAATCAGTTCACATCCTGCGCAGTTCAGTGCATTTCTTTGTAAATCTGTGTTTTGGTCATTTGTTGACACACGAATGTAGCCAATTTGCATGAAAAACAACCTCTTTGTTTAGTTAAAAATACATCGTTGGTATAGGTAGGGATTAAGACTAAAACGTTGGTTTGGGAGAAGGCTCTGCATTACCTGTTGGTGTCCCTGTTCCGTGGCCTTCAGCCACTCCGCCAACAGGCTGGCTGAAATGCAACGGTGCGGCTTTTTCTGCTGAAGAATACCCGGAACTGGCAAAGGCTTACCCGACAAATAAATTGCCTGATTTACGTGGTGAGTTCATTCGTGGCTGGGATGACGGGCGCGGGATTGATCCAGGTCGCTCTATTTTAAGCGAGCAAGGATATGCAACGGAGGATCATGCTCACGGATTACCGTCAAAATCAACCGTAGCAACTGACAGCTCAATTAATTTCTACTTTGACGAGGCATGGGCTACTAGTGGTAATACGGGAGTTATCAGATGGGGGAACACAAGCGATGCAGGATTGCCAGCCCCTAATTATGGAACTTTTAAAACATATAAACAGTCCGTAGCTAATTTAGGTACTGCTGGCTTAGAAACCCGCCCTCGTAATATTGCATTTAATTATATTGTGAGGGCGGATTAATTATATCAACTGGCTGTAGAAAGTTGTTTTTCAGGCCAGTTGAGATCTGGTGCCGTGGTTAAATCCATCGCGTTCAGCTCGTCTATATAATCTAGCACGGAGTTAAGCTGCGTGGTTTCTGCCTGCGTCAACTTCCGTCCAGCCCGTAATTTCAACTGAATCAGACTAATGGAATCCATCGCAGTATCAATCAATGACTGACGTTTTGTTTCTGCTGCCTCTACAGCTGCACTATGTTGAGCCTCAGTATCAACCACCCATTTCTCTCCATCCCATTTGTCGTATGGTGTTAGCGGGGCGATAGTGGTTGTATTTTCCGGATAGTCACCCAACACCGTGATTTCTTCGGGATTCCCTGTGTCAATGCTATAGACAGTTTCGCCACGATGATCTGGCACATACTCCCATGAACTTAAATCCTCTGAACGGAGAATCGCATAACCTGCTTTATGTGAGCCTGGAGCATCCAAACAAGAATGTGCCGGAATACCAACGCCAACAGCAAGATATTCAGTTGATGCAGAAATATATTCCCGATTACCACCATCATAGTTATAAACGATAATGTTTCCTGCCTGTATGGCTATAAGTTCGCTATTTAATATCGCATTATCCATTATGCTGCTCTCACAATATAATTGAAGGCAATGTTACGTGGGCGGGTTTCATTCCCCCCAGATAACTCCGTTCTGTATTGACTGGTAAATTTACCATTAATCGCTCCTTCTTGGACGGCGTTATCTGTCGACAACAGGCTATCCCCCCCTCTGTCATTTGGCACCAATACCGTGTTATCCCACGCGTCCCATGACCGAATATTATGATAATGACTTCCTGTTAACCACCCCTGTATGCTTAAGATGACCCTTCCCGCATCCACACCTCGCCCATCATCCCAACCACGGATAAACTCACCGCGTAAATCAGGTAATTTTAACGTTGGGTAAACCTTTGCCAGATTTGGGTACTTTTCAGAAGAAAATGCTGCTCCGTTACATTTCAGCCACCCCGTTGGTGGTGTGGCTGAGGGCCATGGAACAGGTACACCAACGGGCAGCGCCGAGCCTTCCCCTAAACCAAGGTAATTAAGAACGCTCTGAATACTGGGCTTACTAAGAATTGCACGTCCAACACTTGTCAGTGCAGTTAACGCGGCACGATCAACCCCTGTGAAATAAGGGAGTTTATCTGCTGCGGTAGCTAGTGCCGCTAGAGCAGTGAGCGTAGCGTCTGCCGCTTGCTTTCCATTAGCCAAATCATATGCAGCCTTGACAGCTTTCGGTGTAGCGGCCAGCACTTCAGACGTGCTGTTAGTGGCACTACTGAGCTGAGTGATGCCTTTCGCTGTCAATGAAGCTGTTGGCACACCAGTAATCTGATTCCAGGGATGTGTATGACTGGATGGTGCCTTTCCGGCTGCTAGATCGTATGCAGCTTTAACCGCTTTTGGCGTTGCAGCTAATGTTTCAGAAGTGCTGTTGGTGTCGCTACTGAGCTGAACTATCCCTTTTTGTGTCGTGGTTGCATCCTGGGCTGTATACTTCCCGTTAGCCAGGTCATATGCAGCCTTGACAGCTTTCGGTGTGGCGGCCAGCACTTCAGACGTGCTGTTAGTGGCACTACTGAGCTGAACTAATCCCTTTTGCGTTGTGCTTGCATCCTGCGCCGTATACTTGCTTTTCGCCAGATCGTAGGCTTTTTTAACTGCCAGCGAACTCGCAGCAACATCACTTCTGGTACTGGTTACAGAGTCTGAAATATCAATGCCGATCGTGCGGTTGATACGCTCGGATGTATCAATCATCTCTTGAGTAATGGTAGATACGCCAGCAGGGATATTCACCGTACAAACCAGCAGTTCCCCATCACCTAACTGATATGAATCGGTATAGGTTCTGGCAACAAATTCAGCTGCATGAATATGTGACGCGGTATTCACCTGATAGGTATCTTCTCCAAGAAGGTATCTTCCCTTCAGCACAATTGCATATTTCTTGCCTGCGTTAAGTGCAAGAGAGATATCCTTACGATGCTGAATAGTTACCTGGTAGAATTCACCAATATCCACTGACGCCGCGCCAGCGGTTTTATCTCCATCCACTGAGGTGATTAACAGGTTCATCCCACCGCCAGGCTTAGGCAAGAAACCAGCATAAAATCCCGGGTCAACAATTCCCCTGAATTTTCGGTTTAGAGCGGCTGACAGATATGGTTCGTGGTATTGCACATCAGCCACCAGAGCCAACGACTCGGGTGATGGGTAAGTAACCGATGTAACAACTGTAACGTCATTCATCAAGCATATCCTTATGCTGTAGTCGAGTTTATGGCCATAACTGCGGTATATGTTTTGCCCACATACAGCGAGTCTTCCTGGACACAAATAATGGCGATTGGCTTATTCTCGTTATCCAGAACAACCAGAGTGTTGAATGGGTAGTTTTTCCCTTCCTGCAACTGACTTTGATCAAGGTCCATTCGGACAGTAATTATCCCGCCTGAGTAGGTTGGGACGAGGTTGATGGTGCAAAATTGACTGGTCAGTTCTGCCAGATCGAAAGCCTTTGGCAGTTCTCCAATCTCATAAGTGCCATCTCCTTTCTTAGTAACCAGTGAACTGGTACCGAAAACGGCCTTGCTGATTAAAAATCGAGAGCCTTTGTTAATGGACGATTCAGCGCGCCGCTGATAGTAATAGTCCAACAACTGACTCTTATAGAGGTTTGTTGAGACGTCAGACATGATTTTCCCTAATCAATGTTGTGAAGCCTCATTGTAAGATAAGTAACTTGTCACCCCGCCCTGCGGACGGGGTGATTGTCACGCATCGCTATCCAACAGCAAATCATCTGCGCGGGTGCGATCAAACGTAGGCGTTGCTTTCACAATAGTGCCGCCCGGCGTTGCAGTGATCGGGGCGTTAATCGACGTAACTTCAGTAAGCGAAGTTGTATCCGAAGTTTCAAACCAGCAGAATGCTTTTTCGGTATCAGAAATCTCATTCAAAGTGATCATGTCGGCCTGTTCATTTACAACAACCGACAAATAGAGCGTAAGCCCATCAAACACTATATGCAGTGGCAGTAGAGGCTTTACGAACTGATTAAACTTTCTGAGAATTTCTTCTGTAATTGCGGACTGATCTATCGTTCCAGTAATACCCATTGTCCGGGCCAGGTCGTTTATGGGAATACTGATCATTCCTCTGGAAGTCAGAAACATCTCGCCGAATGTGCCGCCGGTGGTTTCCAGTGTGCTTTCTGGAATCAGGACCGTGCCATAGGGATGACGTTCAAAGTCCACCGGAGCATATATTGGATCCCATAAAACCGATATACCGTTAAATTCGCGATAAATTGTCTGGTTTATAGGGCGTTCAGTACCCTTAAAATGGATCTCATCAAACCGCTGTTGTAACAACATCGGAACGGAAGATGAATTCGACGTTCTGATAGTAAAAAACTGGCCAAGTTCATTTGTCCTAGTCTCCAGATCCTCCTTGCTCATGGAGAAAATAGACTTCCGGTTGGTAATTCGCTCCAACCATGGGTCAACAAAGGTGTCCATCATTGACTGAACCAAATCAGCCAATGATTTATAAAGTAATGACTTTTGCTTAGCTGATGTAAGCCGGTTATTAAACCAGGAACGCTGCATCACTCCTCCTCATACGAAATATTAAAGGTGGAGTTTTCTGTATCCAGATAAACGAAATCGTAAAAGCCGTTGGACTCATTCCACTCGACAAATTCCAGATAAAAGTCGCGGAAATAACCCAGCGTTTCGATAAATGCCCAAACGTCTTTTTTCTTGATTAGGATGTACTTGCCGACACGGTTCGGATCAAAGAAAGTTGAGTCACGCCCAAATTTTGTTTCCAGTGCCGACTTCAGCTCATCAGTCACGTTCTCAATGGTCAGGCTTGCCGATATCCGCCCAGTGATAGTGATCTTAAAGGGGAGTTTTCTGACCTCTTTATACGAGAATTTCTTGTTCAACTCATTCGGCACCTTCTTAAAGGCAGCCAGGATCACTTCTTCAAGCTCTGACTGGCTTTTGTTTGGATGCCATCCTGAAATAAATATCTTATTGATATTCCGAACATTATAAGCACCATCTAATTTCTCTTGCTGGCCTTCGCCCCATGCCTTTACCCAGGACAGTCCCGGGATGTTACGCACCAAAAAATACGTATAGTCCCCGCCCCATACGACCTGATCATCATAGGCAAGGTAATATTGTGCACGATTACGTGTGATCTCCGTTGTTTCGGCATCGGTACCTGCGGTTATGGGTGTCGTTGTCTTAACTGAAATCAAATTAGCTAAATTAGCCGCAGAATCGACAGGCGTCAGGTTTTGGCCAGCAACCAGGGTTATATCTCCGTTGGTGCACCATACCTTAAGTGTAATGGTCGAGCCTTCTGGCGGTATTTGCCCAATTAGCCCATCACCGAATCGAACCCCCAACTGCTCGGATGGCTTATAAAACTCAACGTAGACCTGGCTTTTACTACCGGCTAACCGGAACATAGTGCTGGAAGACCACTGCGTGGTCTTACCATCGGTCGTCACGAATACTTCCAGCTTATAGCAGACAGCAGTGAGAGCCTTTGATAACACGACTTCCAGAAATTCTTTGGCTGCCGTAACGGTATATGTCACCTCCTGGATTTCCAACTGTGCCACTTCTACCGTACCGGTGCCGTCAACCAACCTGCATACATCCATAGTCATGTAAGGGTACTGGTCGTCAGATATTAAAGGCATATTTTTGGGGATTACCGCTGGGGCATCTTCACTTGTGGCGGTGATCTCAATCATCCCCGATGACGGTGTTGGCTTGGTACCAACGTAACTATTCGTTTCTGCCGCTGCCAGGATAGAGGAACGCCGCGTCGCGGTCGATATAAAGCCTTCAGCCAGCGCCGCATCGGCATACTGAAAGCACCTGTAGACAATCTGGGTAATAAACAATGTCAGCATCGAGACAAATTGAGAGCCGACAAACTTCGACCAGAATGAATCTTTCTCGACAAGCTCTTCAAACTCTGCACGAATACTGTCTTTAGTCGGTGTTGTTTTACTCATAGCACCACGTCCTGTGTGATAGTTATATCCCTGATACGAATGGATATTTTCAACTTATCAAAAGCATCTCCCTCGGCTACTGACAAGCCAGAAATCGGTATGTCAGGTAAATCTACCGTCAGTTTTTGCAACAGCATTGCCTCAACCGCAATTTGAACATGCGACAAGTTGGTCGGTTCGTGTTTAAACTGCGGTAAAACATTGCCCCATGACGGATCTCCGTATACCTCACCCTGATAAGTGTTTAGCCACTCATATAAACGAGCGCCCCAGGCCTCCTCCTGGGACTCATACGTTTTTACGCCGGATAACTCCAGCGTCAGCAAAGGATCAATTTCGTTATTGTTGGCCATCAATCAACTCTCGCGTAGTCATTCATCAACGGATCATCAATTGACAGTGGTACCGTGCGCATAACGCCCGGCTGAGGCGTGCTGACCTTTACGACAGTTCCCTGGCCTTTCGCCGAGTCTTTGGTGTGCTCTTCAATCCTGGCAAGCAATGAGGTCATCTGCGCAAACAGCCGCTTCGTTTCACCATCAAGTGAAACGGTATTATCAGCCAACTGCATTGTCGGCTTGGCACCGGAACCGCCAAGGTCACTAATAACCTGCCCGTCTATCTGCATACGACCGGTTGGTTGCTGCAAATCGTTGGCGGCAGTCGTCACCTGGGACGTGGAGGCTGGTTCAGGCGCATTATTTTTCCGCATCCCCGGCGAGTTGCGGAGTTTATCGAATAGTCCATCAATCCCCATTTGTGCGCCGAGATGGTCAAAGTAACTTGAGTTGTTGGCCACCGGACGCGCCTCTTCAACTGGCATCGGAGTATCAACATACACATTGCCAGCTGCTGTTGCGGTCCCCTTCTCTCGTGCACGTTCTTCTAGCGTTCCCTGAACGACTTCCCGACGCATCCCCCGGCCATTCATGAATTTGTTGACCAGATCGTTAACGCCAACAGCATTGCCGATTTTGTCGACCAGACCGCCTTTCTCAAACGGGCTATCACCAGGGGTAAACGCCAGGCCAGTATACTGATCGATAACAGCGTTATCAGGCAGTGGTCCCCTCACTCCATATTGCGCCCCACCCTGTGCTCCTGCTCCAGGTGTATAGATTTCACCACCTAAATAGCGAGCACGATGAGTATTGACCTTGATCGCGTACTCACGGTTTTCTTTCGATAAGTCACCGGTGCCTTTTTTCCACTTATTAATAGTGCCAAACCCAGCATTATATGCAGTGATGGCCTCGTTTAAGTCTCCATTGGCTTGCTTAAGATACTTGCTCATGAGAAGAGCCGCAGCTTCTGCCGATTTCACAGGATCAAACGATTCACCTTCAGCTAAGCCAGTCTCTTCACGAGCAATCCCCGTGAACTGAAACATCCCCAGAGCACCGGTTTGGGATTTTGCATACGGATTACCACCAGATTCAGTTGCAGCAATCGCGTAAAGAGTGCCTTCTGGAAGACCGTATTTATTCTCTAGTTCGGCAAAATACGGAGCCAACTTATCGAGATTTGCCTTACCTTCAGCGCCAAGACTTCCGACTTTTACATCTAAGTTGCCATTGTTGTAAGTATCCGCAGCTTTCTGAATGTCATTCCTGGTGCCAGTGGTATTAAGCGACGATGATGACGAGCTATTTTGACCAATAGCTTTATCAATTTTCTGCAACGCGCTATTGCCCGTTTCTACGGCATTTGCATTGATAATCTGATTGGCAGTTTGTTTAACTGTTTTATTGCTATCTTTCGCTGTGTCCAGTGCCGCATTTATCACGCGGGTAGCAATATTACTCTGTTTGGCATCGGATTCAGTTTTAGAATCAGACGTCTCCTGGTGGCTATTAACCGGAGCTTTTAACTCCGGAGTGATTTCTTTCGCATTAGCCTCGCCGATCGGATTGGGTATTTTTGATACAATCATTGCCGCAGGGGTATTTTTAACGGCATCAACCGCTGCATCTAATGCTTTACCAGGTAAATTTTTAACCCCATCCCAAATATTACCAGCCGCCTCTTTAATGTGTTTCCCTGGGTTCTTAATGAAATCAATTGCACTATCAATTGCATCACTGAAAACCTGTTTCAGGTTATCAACAGTAAAGAAGTCTTTGATGGCATCCAGCTTTTCAAGCAGCTTATTAGATGTATCGCTAAACCATGCTGAAACAGCATCACCAATCTTTGCTGTGTAATCTTCGAACTTGGTAGAAATGGTGTCGCCAAGGTTAGAAATATATGTTTCTAAGTTGGTAATCCCACTATCAATGGCCTGGGCAATACTTTCCGTCGAAAATGATTGCAACATATTGCCGATATCCTCAAATCCAAGTGATTTGAGAACCTCACCAATGGCGCTGCTAATACCAGATACCAGTCCCCCCATATCAAGAACATTGGCTAACGTATAAGCGGCTTTTTGCTGGAATGATGGCTCTTGTCCTGATTTAAGCCCAAACGCTCGACGTTGCGCTTCTGTATCATTCCAACCGGTTACCGCATCATAAATACCTCCAGCCACTGTGCCGACTAAGGGAATTGCGCGTAACGCCCCTTTACCAACTGCCTTTAATCCAAATTTACCTGCTGCCCGGGCAGCCAAATCTCCACCTTCATGGGCGATAGTCTTCTTGCCACCACCGCGTAGCATTCCTACAAGTTTCTTTGCCCCCAGAGCGCCAAAAGCGAGTGCTCCAGCTTTTTTCAGCATGCCACGCCCCATTAACAACGACGCGACGCCACCGGCCCCCTTCCCTAACAGGCTAAATAGTTTGGACAGCAAGCCGCCCTTCTTTTTCCCGGTGTTTTTGGCTATCTGATCAAGGGCGCTGAGAATCTTGTCATTGCCCTCTTTAATTTCGCTGGTCTGCTCCTGAAGTTCCTGAACCGTCCGTTTTTGGGTGTTAACCTGAACGACATCGGCACTATTTTGCGATTTACGCCTAAAAAAACCTTTTCTACGGCTGTTATCGTCATTGCCACGAATCACATCGGCAATAGACTTTCTGGCGCCATTAAGCGATCCACCAACTTCTTTTGATATCCCGCCAAGCTCCTTCCCTGCTGCCCACAATGGACCAGCAACGGCATAACCTAACGCATCGACGGCACGAGTCTCTGAAGGGTTACCTATGCCTTCAGCTACTTTTGACAGTTTTTTTAATAAACCTGATTCAGCATTTAGACGCTCATCATCCTCTTTGCGCCTGGCCTTTTCAGCACGTTCAGCACGGGCATCTTCCGCTGCGGCCTTACTCCCTGACTTTCCAATAAAACGACCACGCGCATCGCGTTGGTTTTGGCTTTTTTGCGCACCGCCTTTTTGATCGAACATTTCGCGAGCGTGTTCGGCTGCTTCGGTCCGTTGTGCCTTTATATCCTCTGATATAGCCTTCCTGCGTCTTTTTTACCCTTTGGTGTAGTTGATTTGGCCTGCTGTTCCTGTTGAGCAATGCCCTCCTGAACTACACGAGAAACGTCCCCTAAATTAAGCCGTTTCATTGCGTCAACAATAGGGTCTACTGATGGCGCATTGGCCACAAAGTCTGGCCGGGAATTTTCGATTGTTCGATTTAATGCCGACACACTGCGAGATACTGGGTCAACCGTTGCAACGCGTTCCCCTTTCAAATCACGAGCGAGTTTGACCGTTTCTAACCGCTGTGCTTTAACATCCTCTGTTATTGCCTCTCTTCGTCTATTTGGGGGATTGTGCGCTGTTGGTGCAGCCTGCTGTTCACGGTTAGTGACTTTGTCCTCCCGTATACGAGAAACGTCCCCTAAATTAAGCCGTTTCATTGCGTCAACAATAGAGTCCACTGATGGCACATTGGTCACAAAGTCAGGACGTGAATTTTCGATTGTGCGATTTAATGCCGACACACTGCGAGAGACAGGATCAACAGTTGCAACTCGTTCCCCTTTCAAATCTTCAACAGCTTCCCGAATACCTGCAAGCTCTTCCAGCTCTTTCGCGCTGGCGGTTTCAACTGTCCTTATAACATCGTCAATATTGGCGTTTTTTCTTTCCATGATCTTATCGCCTACCGTTTCGGTTTAAGTTTTTCTTCCAGTTTCTCCAACAGGAAAAACGCATAGGATTCAGTAAGCCTTTCAGCGTCCTGAATCGGTATACCCCCATACAAAACCAGGTTGGACACTAAGGTCTGATAGCTTTTCAATCCCCACCTGTGGAATGAAGTCGGTAGCCCGAAAGGGCACCCACAGACGGGTATACGCACCCTCTGTGGACTCCTTTGTATCCTGGTTTGGGCATTTGTGCGGCGGGAGACGAAGACGCATTTCGCCTTTATCGATGTAGCACGGTAAACCATGTTCGAGCTTTTCATTAGCCAGCCGGATGTGTGCCGCCAGCTTCATAAATTCAGTATCAATGGCCATCCGTTTGATCGTTTCATAACGACGCTCAGCCTGCTCTTCACGAGTACCGCTAACATCGTTATAAAGTTCACACTGATAAGCGAATTCCCAAAAACGCAAATCAACGATCGCTTCTTTGAATTCCGCGTCGTCTTCAGGTGGCAATGCTGCTCGGCGCATCTCCAGCATTTCCATTGCCCAACCATCAAGCGGCACGATACGCCATTGATAAGGCACGCCCTCTACAGACACCTCAATATCGTCAATGAACGGTTCCACTTCCAGGACCTGGATATCTTCAGCCAGAGCATTCATATCGCAATCGTAATAATGCTCTTTACCGCAATGTTTACAGGTGTAGGTAAATGTCTCGATCGGTGTTTCGCGGGAGCCAGTAAATATCCACCATAACGCGGTAATCCGGTCCTGTGCCGTCCATTTCAGTGGATCATGTTTCGCAGCTTCAGCCAGCAAGGCTTTTAAATACGCTGTTGTCTGCTGTTCTTGTTCCTCCGGTGTTATCGAGTTGAAACGCATCGCATCAGCAATATTTGGCTGACGGAACTGGATTAATTCAGTTGGCCGCGATGGTAGCGGGAAAAGGGGTAAAAGCATCCTTGCTCCTTAATTTAAAGAGAAAAACTAAAGCCCAGAAGGGAAGCCAAAGAACTTGAGGATTGGTTAAACGTGCTGTGCAATGCGAAGGTCATTGGGAATGACTTAAATTCCGTGACCTGATCCCGCGCATAGGTGACATCGCCGGTAGTAACCGGGAATACCGTCATCTCATTTTCCAGTTTGGTTAAACCGGAAGACAGCAACCGATAAATACGCACATTGAGCAAATATTTAGACGGTATATTCCCAGTACCGTCCGGATTGATCACCCGACTTTTTGCCGTCTTAAACCAGTCCAAAACGAGGCCATCAACGGTATCCCTGACCATCATTGTTATCTGCCCAGGCGAACGCTCCGTTGGTTGAAGGATATTCCCTCCGCCGATTTTAATCGTTTCATATTCGATGCTGTAATCGTGGTAGGTAATATCTTTGGCAAAGAAGTCTGCCCCCTCCAGTCCATCAACTTCGACAGAGAACTGCCATCCTTGCGCGAACAACATTTTGTTCATGATGATTGACGTCAGCTTACCAACTTCCCGCTCACCAACGCCGGAGCCAAATAATGTCGTCGTTAATGCCGAAGATACATAAGACTTTACTGAAGCAACATTAAGCCCCATATCAGCTCCCTCACTTCAACATGGATGAGAAAAGAACAATTCCCGGGATAATTGCCCTTGTTGCGCTCATTTTCTCTTCTAGATCCAGCTTTCGCTGATACAGCGTGTTCTCGTCGGATAAATTGCTGGCATCGAGTTTCCCCGCGATAGATATTCTTCGCAGGCGATCAGTGTTAGGTATCGCGATTAACACTTCCAGATAGTCAGAAAGTAATCCAATGATTTCAGGTGGCACTTCCCCATTATCCAGATCCATATCACGCAAATTAGCCAGATATGACACATTCAGTGGGTATACCGCTCGATGGGTATCTTCAAGCTCGATATTCCCATCGTAAACATCGGAGTAGACAAGATCGCCGGTGTGATCTGTAACCGATACGAGCGCAAGAAAATCAGCTGGGCAAGCAAGTGATTTACTGGCCTGATCGGTGAAGCGTATCCGCTTGATGTGCCCCGCCCTATCCTGGTAGGTTCCCAATGCTTTTCTTAGCAGGGATTCCAGTAAGGCAGGTTCATCCGCAATCAAAGGTGTGAAGCGGGATTTGACGTCTTCGAGTAATTGTCGTGGTGTCATTGAAACCTCGTAGAATCTGGTGTGTTAACCGATTCTACGAGTAGTCATTTGTGACAGGTTATTTTGCGCGCTTCAGGCAGCCATCTTCAGGTGCCGCGTTGAAAAGCTCTGCGGCCTTACGTAGCGTAAATGTTGCGATTTTTTTTCCGTCTACGTATGCATCGAATGTTTTAACTTCCATATCAGGGGTATCTGACCAAAAACCATACCAGTAACTATCACCCACAGAGGAACCGATAGAACTGATAGGATATTCATCATCACCAACTTTCAGCGTTATTTGTTCTTTTTTAGCATCAAATGACTCACCGCCAGGTTCTGTTTTCATGAGAGTGAGTAGTCGTGTTCCTACTTGATTGGGATCCGTATTATTAAATCCAACATCGCACTCAAATGTAAGCGTATAATTATCTTTGCTGGAAACAGCATAAGAGCGAACGCCATGAGTCTCGCTGGTGGACCATTTGCTTACATTTGCCATTGATGAAAACGGAGTAAGCAAAGCAAGAATTAGAAAATATCGTTTGATGCGCATTAATTTATCTCCTTTGGATATTAATATTTTAATTAGTTAACCACCATATATTCACCATTCATAGGGTAAATTAAGCGCTTTTAAACCTTGCTGGAAAGTATTAAGAGAGCCGTTTTTTTGTTGTTCCATTTTTTCGCGTGCAGCTTTCTCATACTGCTCCATCCGTTGGTTATACTCTTGCAATTCCTCCGGGGAGAGGTTTCCCATTGGGGAGTTTGTACCCGGCCCCCTGGCCCGTTCTTCAAGCGTACCCTGAACGTTTTGATGGCGCATTCCCGGGGCGTTTCTGATTGAATCAATGCCATTTCTTCCAACGTCTTCTTTATTAACGGCATTGCTCGCCACCAGTACGCCCCAGCTAGGGATAGCAAAATCAGGAGCGGTTTCGCATGCCTTTACCATATAATCGAAAGAGCTTCGATTGATCTCGTTTGCGTCGGGATTTAATAGGCGAGAATATTGATATTTAGCATTTTCGTTGGTTGCGACTTTATACAGTTCTTGCTGCACCATCGCTTCAGAAAGTTTAAGGCGTTTCATATCTGATAGTAACTTCTTGCGCATGGATTCGTCTTGACTGACAGCAAAACCGTAAACGTGCCCAAGGTATTTCGTATAATCGGTACAAATCTCCTTTACGCTTGATGCTGCATTAACAGTCCCAGCCATAAATAATAACGGTAGTAATAGTTTTCTCATTATAACCTCACCTGCCTTATAACTCATTTAGGGTACATATTTTCGCCTTTAAAAAAAGAGGTTATTAGATCCAATTGTGTATTTATTAAGCATATAATGCTCTAATAAATTTGTATTTTTAAGTCGCGAATGCTATCTTTTCGCATCATATTGACCTTTTAATCGTTCAGGCTTATAGTTCCGCCGTCGTAGCAAATTCTGCGACCGGGTTTAGCAGCCTGAATGATTGTGCGGACAGCCGCAGATATCCGATATTGCGGTATTTTTGTGTCCGTAAAACCGCGTTACGCCCAAATTATGGTGGGGCGTGATGGGGAGGCTTCGGCCTGCTGGTTTCACAATCGCCAGTCTGCTAACCCCGTCACGTCCTGCCACCTGTTTAGCAGCGGGTAGCAGGTTGTTAAACCTGATTGTGAGGCCGTAACTATGGTTAATGCCAATCCTTGCGCACGCCAAGAATTCATCTGGCGTTTCTATTCCTGTAAAAAACACCACTATCACTTCGTTATCGCAGCAACTGAAGACGAAGCACGCTCTCAATTGCCTGATGGCCCCTGCATTTTTACTGCCCGTTTTTCAACTAACTCGCGCAATTCACTTAGTTACTGGAACCTCCCCTTCTCTGCCGACGTTCAGGGGGTTTTATGAAAAAACCTCTCGTCACCCGTAATGACATAGCCGAAGCGATCGCCCTGCATACTGCCTGTATGCCGACACGGGAGATCCCCGGCGCAATTGCCAACTATTTCATGATAACCAGACGTTTTTATACCCGAACAGATAAGGCTGTGATCAACAGGCTACTGATAGCCGAGATCAGGGATTATTTGATTGAACAAGGACGTCTACGTTACGCAACAGTGGCAGCAGAAATGAGAAAGGAGGCACATATAATGACCGGTAATAATTTGAATGTTGAAAAACCAGCACCTGTTACGTCAGCTACGCCAGCACCAGCCGTGAATATTATCCCCAACACCGGAGACACAATCGACAGCCTGACACTGTTAAAGATGGTCAATGAAGCGCGTAAGTTATGTGGGGAACCAGAGGTTCGGAACAACAAATTCATCGAAAAAATACTCGATGAGCTTGATGGTGAGCACTACACAAAAAGTGTAGTGGAAAAAATGAACAAAACATCAATGCTTGTCATAACCATGACTTTCAAACAAGCCCTGCGAGTCGCCGCGCGCGAGTCAAAAGCGGTCCGCCGTTCGCTGATCGACAAACTGGAAGAATTACAGCAGGCAAACTCCCCTACCCCATCGATCCCCCAGACATTACCAGAAGCCCTACGCCTGGCTGCCGAGTTAGCAGAACAGAAAATGCAGTTGGAACAACAGCTGGTGGCCGCAGCCCCTAAAGTCGATTTTGCCGACCGGGTATCAGTGGCCAATGGAATCCTGATCGGGAACTTTGCAAAGGTCGTTGGACTTAAGCAAAACGCTCTTTTCTCATGGTTGCGCCAGAATGGCATTCTCATGGCTTTTGGAGCGCGCAAAAACGTACCGCGCCAACAGTACATCAACGCCGGGTATTTCACTGTGAAAGAAGTGGTGCTGGATGATGAAAATGGCTACCAGATACGGCTGACGCCCCAATTAACGGGTAAAGGCCAGCAGTGGTTAACTCGCAAGCTACTTGATGCTGGTTTGTTAAAACCAGTAGCAATAGGTTAACAAAAGAAAAAACCTGCCAGCAAACTGGCAGGTTTCTGAGCAGATCGACCAACCCGATCTGGATCGAGTTAGAAAAATTTGCTCTAATAAATTTCGTTTTCTAAGTGCAAAGAATCACCATTTCGAGCTGGTGATTGAAGGTTGATGCAAATTTGGAGAAAAAATGCAACAAACATTCAATGCGGATATGAATATATCAAACCTTCATCAAAATGTCGATCCTTCAACCACTCTGCCTGTTATTTGTGGTGTTGAAATTACGACCGACCGAGCTGGCCGTTACAACCTTAATGCTCTACACAGAGCGAGCGGACTCGGTGCCCATAAAGCGCCAGCTCAATGGCTAAGAACGCTGTCAGCTAAACAGCTCATCGAAGAGCTTGAAAAAGAAACTATGCAGAATTGCATAGTTTCGTTCGAAGGCCGTGGCGGCGGCACTTTTGCCCATGAATTGCTCGCAGTGGAGTACGCAGGCTGGATTTCTCCCGCGTTTCGGCTGAAGGTAAACCAGACATTTATCGACTATCGAGCCGGAAGATTACAACCTGCTATTCCGAAGAGCCTCCCAGAAGCTCTCCGTTTGGCTGCTGACCTGGCAGAGCAAAAGCAACGGCTGGAGCAAAAAATGCTGATGGATGCACCTAAAGTCGAATTCGCCGAACGCGTTGCTACCGCCAGCGGGGTTCTAATCGGCAACTATGCCAAAGTGCTCGGCCTGGGCCAAAACTATCTCTTCACCTGGTTGCGTGATAACGGAATTCTGATCGCAACCGGTGAACGCAGGAACGTCCCCAAACAAGAATACATATCCCGTGGGTATTTCACCCTTAAAGAAACCGTGATCGATACAAGCAATGGAAGCAGGATTTCTTTCACGACTCGTATAACCGGCAAAGGTCAGCAGTGGCTGATGAAGCGATTGCTTGATGCTGGTGTGCTGGTACCTGTCGCGGCAACGCGCTAACAGACGTAGTAAGAACCACCAGCATTGTAATGCTGGCTAAAGTCACTTTCCTGAGCTGTATAACGATGAGCGATTTTACTTTTTCTGGCTATGAATTGGCCTGCTTTGTAACACACTCCGGTCTATCCCGTAGCGCCGGGCATATCCTGTCGCAATGTGCAAATCTCGCGGCAACAACCAGTGAATACTTCATTCACAAGCCTCACCGCCTGATCGCGGCAGAAACTGGTTATAGCCAATCAACCGTCGTTCGTGCATTCCGTGAAGCTGTAAACAAAGGAATTCTGTCTGTAGAGATTGTTATCGGCGATCACCGTGAACGTCGCGCTAACCTGTACCGGTTTACACCATCCTTTTTGGCCTTCGCACAACAAGCCAAAAATGCGCTGATTGAAAGCAAATTAAAGATCTCTTCAGCGGCAACCAAGGTTAAAGCTGTTCTCGCTAAGACATTGGCTTTATTTAATTTTTTATCCACACCCCCATGTCAAAATGATACCCCCTCCCCCTGTCAGGATGACGTGGCAATAAAGAATAAGAAGTCACAAGTTAAAAAACAAAAAGATCAGTTTCCGGCGGTGCCGGAACGACCAGACTCAAAAAATTGACTTCATGGATCGCTGAGGCAAAAGCAAAGGCTGACAATCTGCGGTTATCCAAAAAACGCGCTCAAAAACATGAGTTCAAGCAGAAAGTAGAGGCGGCAGCGCGGAAATATGCTTACCTGAAGAACAAGCGTTCTCCTGATATTGGCGGGGTATCAAACTTCGATAATCTGCCGCATTGCATGACGGTAAACGAAGCTCTTAATGCGGTTTTAGCCAAAAATAAAGATAACGAACAATGGGGTATACCGGCAGGATTCAGAGGGTGATAGATTGCTCTAATCTGGAGTCACCTGGCGTTTTCAGTTTGAGGTCGGAGATGCAATCTGATTTTTTACAGTTAGCAATCGCTTTTGCAGGATATGTTTGTATTGGCTTCTGTGTATACATGATCAGCCGAAAAATGCTTGTCGATATCGACCGCAAAGAACAAGCAGAGAAGATCTTAGTATGGATTTTCTTTGGCGCGGTCTGGCCATTAGGGATCATGTTTGCTGCAACATTTCTTCTGATGTGGATATTCACCCTTCCAGGTGATTTCTATAGAAAAAAAGCCAGACATTGATACAATCGTTGCGGGTGCTTGAGGCTATCTGCTTCAGGCATTACCCGAAAAGCAGATAGAAGAAAGCCCCAGATAACATTACGCGTCCTGCAAGACGCTTAACATTAATCTGAGGCCATATCTATGCTTAGCATACGTAGATTAGCCTCTTACCGACCAAAAGGTCAAGGAGAAGCAGGCTATGAAGCAGCAAAAAGCGATGTTAATCGCTCTGATCGTCATCTGTTTAACCGTCATTGTGACGGCACTGGTAACGAGGAAAGACCTCTGCGAGGTACGAATCCGAACCAGCCAGACGGAGGTCACTGTCTTCACAGCCTACGAATCTGAAAGGTAAGAGACCTGGCGGGGAGAGATCTCCGCCACTCTTCGTGTGTCAGGTATCCTCAATGCACCCTTTCCTCTCCAAATAAAAAAGCTCCCGAAGGAGCTTTAAAATACAAGGGATTACTATTAATCCCACTCAATCCAGTTGTAGACGATACGAAGTGACGGGCGCACAGCGGCAGTCACATCTTCGGTACTAAAGTCGATTGCATCACTGTAGATTTTGCAGTCCAACATTTCAATTGTTGTAGCAGCTTTTGTCACAGCGTTAACCCCGGAAGATTTGGATTCAGGGGTAGCAGCCATCGTGATATCAACATAGTCCTTCGCCGCAATGCGATCCTTGATGAACTGAAGAATATCGCCTTCGATAGTCTCCACGCACTGGACCTGGATTTCCCCAGAGTTTCGAATTGGTCCGTGCTGGTTGAACTTCACACCATTCGGACCATAGTCCTCCACATCCTCGCGGGTCATTTCAGGAATTTGCGACGTGCGAACCAGTACGCTGATATCTTCATGGCCTGCAAAAGTGAGCTGGAATTCAGAAGATACCAGTCGTTCGCCTTTGGCCGCGTTGGCAGTATAGCGGCCCTTAATAAATTTACGGTTTCCCTTAGTGTTATTGTGCCCCATATAAAATCCTTTTACTGGAACGCCCGAACAATATCGGAGCTGTTATATATCGAAGAACCGGTCAACTGGAGGTTGACGGTGTTTTTCAGGAAATGCCCATTGCTGTCCCTGGGCGCATCGAGATCGAAACTTATGTCCTGGATAGCGACATCAATGATGTTGATCCGGCGACCAATGTTTAGCGTCACACGCTCCGGGATTCGACCACCAATACTGGCATCTTTAAGTTCCGGGCTAATCATCGCTGACAATGCGGCGATAGCGCCTGAAACCTCCATGAATGGGTCAAACAAAGCGATGAAAGTTACTGGCAGCGTGAAAGTCGGCGGTGTTCCCCCCTCCCAAACCATTAAGCTGTTCCAACGGGCCACCGACGTTGTTTCAGTACCAACCTGCGCAAAACCACTGAAAGCACCAGCAACAGACCCCATGGACATACCGGTAAACGGCGCTTCCCAATTCTGGGCCATGTTCATTGCCGCCCCCTGGCTGATATATCCGGTAACCTGGTACTGAGAGTTCGTTAAAGTAACTTTCAGAAATGGTGATACACCGTCAGCCTGGCTGTAAACCCCATAAGGTATAGGTGCCATTCAAGTTAAAGGCCGGAGTTCTCCGGCCTCCTCCTTTAGCCAAGGCGCTTACGGCGCAGTTTCATTGACTTTTTGCGGGCAAGTTTTGCCGCGCCGGTCTGGGCTTTTCGACGCGCTTTTTTCAGCGCCGATTTTTGAGCCGCAGTCAGACGTTTTTTACGCAGGCGTTTACGGATGAGTTTGATCTCACCGTTACGAACAACCTTCTTAAATGCTTCAGTCAGCATTTCATCAGAAGTGCCAGCAACAACAAACGCCGCTTCCAGTTCGTCGCGGTCGTCGCTATCTAAACCAGCGATAGAGGCACCAACATCAGCAGCAGCGTCGTCGTCTTCATCGTCAGCCAGTGCTTCGATCAGGTCATCATCTACACCGCATGCTGCGAGGAAGTCAGCAACATTTGCCCATGCTTCGTTATAGGCATCGTCCTGTTCTTCTGTAACTTCGGAGTCGTCGTCATCAGAGATACCAGCGATAGCCTGAACGAAACCATCAAGGGAGTCGAAAGTCAGATCACCGCTATCAGCCCAGGAGAAAACGGCGTCGGCCGCATCACTCAACGCATTCTGCATAGCACTTCGATTTGCAGCTTCCAGAATCATCTGGTGCGCCTGTTCGACGGTCCATTCTTTACCGTCTTTCCCTTCCAGGATTTGCTCTGGAGCCGGGGCAGATGGAACGTTATCGTTAGTCTGTGCCGCCGGTTCCGGATTATTATTAATAACCGGATCTGTTGGCGGTTCGGCGCTTGCTCGGGCAGACTCCATCAGCTGCACAGGATCAGAGTTCAAAGCGAAACGGGACAGTCCATTCCCCAAAAATGCCCCGGATTGAAAAAAGTTTTTGCTCATTGTATTCCCTTACTTAATAAGCAGCGGTACGCCCTGGATACGACGGGCTACGCCAGTCGGGCAGCAGGCCCAGACTACTTCCCATTTATCGAATTCCGCCTGCGTAACTTTCAGCACATACGGTTCTGTACCGTCAGCATCGGGATCACGAGGAGCCACCAGAGCGCCGGAGGCGACAAAGCGATCTAAAAGTTTGGTCATCCCTTTAGTCAGGCCAGCCGCAGTAATACCGTCCGGGCTATGCTTCATCTGTCGGGCTAACTGGACAAAGAAACGACTGATTGCATTCATCAGGGATGGGACGTGCTGGAAGTGCAGATAGTTATCCTGCGTGCAGCAAGTTAAAGCATCGTCGATGATCATCTGGCCAGAGGTGCCAACAGATACTTTATTGAGACGGCCCTTGACCATTGCTTCTTCGTCCGGGGTATCTTCCGGATACAGCGGTTGAATTGACGCACGAGCAATGACGGCACGTTCTTCACCAGCCGGTGAGTAATGCCAACCGCCGACATCAGAGTTTTTCTTGACGCCACGAGCTTTCGCCGCATACGCCGCGCCAGACAGACCGAAGACCACACGGGATTGGGTCCATTTGTCTTTGCAGGAGAACGGGTAGTGATAGACAGAACAGCTTACATAATCGGTACCAAGTAAACCGGTACCCTCAACAGCTGTTAGTGCTTCTGCGTACCTTAATGTCGGTTTGACATCAAAGAAGCCATCAATCAGGCGATCTGCACAGATTTTACCTAATGCGGTGATAGCCGCATTGTCATAGCAGCCCAGGCCAAGAACAGCGGTGTACATGTACGGCGCATTATTCAGCACTTTAACCGCACGCAGGTAAGCAGCGGTTGAGATTTTCGACTGATCGCCATTGGTACCGCCAGTGAATGCCACCGATTTTTTATTTGTTACTTTCGCTGTAGAAATCAGCTCTTCATTAACAACCGCACGCAGATATTTAGAACGGGCTTCCAGAGCCGTAGGCAGATAACACAAGCGGCCCATGTCATCTTTCGCTTCTTCCGCCAAAGACACAGTGTGTGTCTCCAGGGTCGTTACCACACCGAGCGAAGTCGTCTGGGTCAGTTTTAAGAGGAAGCGTTCATTACCCGCGCTGTCCGCTGTTGCCGTTTCGATGGTTAACTCACGGGTAGGTGAAATACACGGATCACCATCATCAACGTAGATAGCAAAGGCTTCGCCGCTATCAAGTTCAATTTCAGAACCGTATGGCAACGCACTGTTAGCCGGTTCGCCTGATTCATCGAACATAATAATCGGGAACTTCGCATCATCCGGAACAGCACGGACAACATAACCAGACGTTTGCTGAATAGCTTCGTACACATGGCGAATTGGTTCAAACTGTGAGCCGGAAGACGGCTTCAGCGGTTCGCCAAGAACATCTTCGTAATTGGACTCAGTAACCGCAAGAACAGTAAACGGCTTGCCACGCGCAAATACGCCAATACCAGCCCACAAGCTGCTATTTAATGCAACACCGGTAGATAACGTCGCATCGGCATTGATCGGGCTAACCGCGACGCCGGATGCATTACCTAATGACTGTTGAATTGAATATTGAGACATAACTTTCCCTGTTATGCGCCCCGCGCGGGGGCGCTATGTTAAACGGAGAGCTTCCCCTGATTACTCAGAGTCACCAGCATCAATCGTGTTACCGGTCAGGAAGTTAATTCCGCCATTTTTTGCCATAGTCAGAGTTACACGGGTGAAGTAGTCAGCACCGTTGCGTGGATGCATATCGTTGATAGCCGAACCCCACAGAGTGGTTCGGTTGACTAGTGCCGGGGTGGTCGGATGCTGGAATGGGACAGCCGGGACTGCATCACCAGTTACGAAGCCCGCTTTGCCCGGATTTTCATCACGGACGTAGCACAGCACATCCATTGGGCTGAACTGGATACCGTCGGCGGTCAGGTTCGTACAAATACCTTCTGGTACTTCGAACACTTTGACGTTGCCGAACAGAGTGCCAATGTAGTGGACGTATGGGGTCTGGATGTAATCTTCTGCTGGCAGGAAGAAATCCTTCGGCAATTGTTTGAAGAAAGATGCCGCATCAGCACCGGCATACATCCCCATCGCACCAGAAGATTTAACACGCTCAATAATACCGCGATATACCGTCTGGAATTTGCCTCGAATGATGGTTGCCCACACATCAAAGGTCTGGTTAGCTGGTAGTGCAATATCAAAGGAGTCGGTCGCAAGAGTTCGCCAAATCATGATACGAAGACGAAGCATATCTTGCTCATGGGACAGGTATTCCTTCAGGGTGCGGAACTGTAGGGAGCCAAGATCCAGACCAAATTCACGCTGTGCTTCATACGCCGCCTGTACCGTGTGCTCAGCCGCGATGACGAACTGGTTTGGGAACAGGGTGTAACTCTTCATTTCGTGGTTGATAAGTGGGATCAGCTCAGGAGCTGCTTCTATATTGATCTCCGCCTCAATGGCGATCTCAGTGCCTTTATCCGGCGCTTTGGAGAACGACAGGGCAATCTGACCAACGTTGTAATTCAAAGAGCAAGTAACAGTGATTTGTTCGCCTGCTTTGTTATTGAATGTGTGAAGCAGAGTACCGGAGCCGTTATCAACAACAGACTTAATACGGTTAACGTAGATGTTTGTGCGACCTTTGCGAATCGGGACATTCTGACCTTCGACATCTTCCATCTTGAAGGTTGCAGTTTTGCTGGTGCCGTCGGAGCTTGCAACCAGCACATAGCGGCGGCGCAACTGGCTGTACACGCCAACGGATTGCATGTCCAGAACATCACCAATAGCATAGGAGCCAAAAGAAGAACCCGCTACGTTAAAGATTTCATAGATTTCGGACTTGTCACGCGTAACCGGAATGAATGTACACGCATCAGCGGTAGCTGCCCCCAACTGAACAGGCAGGATCATCGCCAAGAATAAAGGCAGACGCATAACCCCGTCAGAAACACTCATCATCTCTGCCGCGACTGATTCCAGCATCGCTTTATTGGTGGCGTCCATGCTATTGCGGGTGGACTCAATCAGGCAGTTTTCCAGCGTCTGATGGCAGGAGGCCAGAATTTCCGGACGTGGCATAGATTTATGTGTTGCGGCGTAGTCAGCCAGTGCACTTGCCCACGCTGTAGCGATTTGAGCGGTGGCATTATCAGAGATACCCGCAAAAATTGGGTCTTTACGTGCAGCTTCAAGGATAGATGCGGCACGCGCGGCATCATCTTTAATGAATTGGTTATCAGTACCGAACTGCGCAGTGCTTGCCCAGCCAAGCACAGCTTTAGAGCGTTTTGCGATATCTGCAATACGATTCTGGTATTCGCGTAAGTTACTCAATTTACTCTTCCTTAAACACAAGGCACTTGTGTGAATCCCTTTTCGGAAGAGATTTTATTGAAAGTCACTTGTTGACTTTCTCGTGACAAGCAATTTTTTTATTTTTTTCGGGAGTAGGGGAGGAAGGTAAAATCCAAGGTGAAATCGTGGCGATTTCACCTTGAAATTTTAGAGTGATTTACTTTAAAAACAGTAGGTTAATAGTGAAATTTGAATGGCGAAAGTTTAAGGCTTCGGCTTTTTATCGAGGCTCTTTCTAAGGATATGCCCAATCATCCTGTCGAGTTCTTCCTGTAGCTCTTTTGAAAGTCGATTAAACTCATAAGAAAATGCACGGCCTTTCACGCGCTTCCTTGCAAAGCGATCCTTGTCCTCAAATTTCCATAATTCAGTAACTACGGACTTATCTTTAGAACCTTTATCCGTGAGTAGTGAGGCTTCCTTTGTTATCAAGCGCAGGATTTTATTTTTAACTTCATCTTCGGCCATTTCTTCAATGGATAAGATGTCGTTTATTTCCGGGGATATGTTTTGAATAAGCTGATCAAACTCTAAATTCTTGTTCCCCATTTCGTCGCCAACAGCACAAAGCGTTTTGTAGTCCGAAAAGGTTAATTCCGACTGCACAGGGAAAAGGGCGACTAATTCTTCCGGAGCACTCGCTGCCTGGAGAGCACGCGTGACTTTCGCCTGAGACAGCCCTTCCTTGGCTGCAATATCCTTCTGACTCATCCCATCATTTTTCATTCGCATCAAACGCAGACCTATTTCTCGAATGCTGTGCTGCAATGCTGTCTGAACGTCTTTCGCTAAATTTTGCGCTTCCTGAACGCTGATCTCCTGGTCCGTGACTAAAACCCGCAACCCTACGTTCTCTAAGATGGCAGAAGCTCGACGCCGGGAACCATCCAAAATTTCAATTTTCCCTGTAGCCCGTCTAACACCTATTGCAGGGTAAAATTGCTGATGCTTAATAGTGCTTCGGATACTTTTTAATGATTTTGGCGTAAGAGATGCCTGGTCACGCCCGTTGTTATGCTGATCAACAAAGGTATCGCTTTCTACCTGGTTCGGAGGTATTACCTCTTCAATAAATGTGGCCTGGCGACCAGTTGATAACTTGAATACCTGCTCGACTCGATCGCCAGAGGCTGAAGAACTATCAAATCCGCTTAATATTGAAGGATTAAGGGTTCGCCCAATTGTTGGTCTGTTTTTCTTTGACATGGGGGTTTCTTACTCCTCAGTTAGATCTGATAAATTCAATACGGTCAAAAACTGCTTTAGCAAAATCTTCCGCGGCAATTCGCGCGTTCTTCAATGCATCAGCACTACCAACATACGTTGCCGGGTTAGCTGAAATAACAGTGTCAAAAGACTCGCCGCAACGTTCAAAACCGTCAAGGCGAGGGAGGACGACATCGAGCATATCCCCACCGAACACTTCTTTAGCCAAGCTATGGCAATACTTATGATCTGCCTTGTTACTCAACTTGGACATAAAACCAATGTTAGTCGCAAGCTGGCACTCGCAGCCTTCATCCGAAATGAGTTTCACCAACTCAGGAAGGCGGGCAACGTATTTAAGCGATGAGTGGAAATCGACAGTTGCTGGCGGCAGAGGTGTAAACAGTATATTGGCCGAGGCCAAAGCATTTTTCAGGAAGGCGTCAAGGTGAGGACCACTATCAACGAGGATAAAGTCATAATCGCTCTTCAGCTTATCAATCACATTTTCTTTCAGGACAGCATGGATGTTCTGACCCGGTAGATGCTCATTGCACAGCTCTCTCCAATCGGATGCAATAAAGGCATCGTCAATCGACGCAGGCATAACGTCAACCCCAGGTACAACAGAAGGAACAATAAACTCCTCTAACAGCTCTTCACGGCTTACATTCTGCAACATAGCCTGTGCAGATGTTGCGTTTACGATACCAATAGAGTGTTTATGGCTTAAAAACATCGTTGCTGAAGATTGCGGATCAAGGTCAATAACCAGAATCCTTAAATCTTCCATCAGAAGATGAGGGTGGGCACGCATTGCATGCGCCAGAGAAACCGTCGATACAGTTTTTGACACACCGCCTTTAAGATTGGAGATGAAAATCACATACGCTTCGCTGTAGCGATCCCGGTATTTTGGCACTCCGCGATGTTCATATATGTCAATGATGTTCTGAATTGACATCGCATATTTCATTGAAGAGCCAGCAGGGCGTTTATCGAAAACATAGCCCTTTTCTTCCATTTCACTTACGGCATAGTCAACGTTCGCTCGAGTCAGTAGAGGCAATTTTGCCAGTGCCGCTTTCGCATAGACCTGGTAAAACTCGTTCGCGTGTAGCTCATCCTTTTGCAACTGTACTTGTTCAGTCAGAACATTGAGCATTCTGTTTGCTCTTTGAGCAACCTTGTGAAGCTGGCTGGAATCACTCATCGAAAGTCATCCTTTATGCTGTATTTTTGAATTTAATTAAAAATGCTGCATAAAATAATAATGTATGCGTAGATGCTTGTACATAGCATTCTCTGCATGTTTACTCCTTTGCCAAGTGTGTCACAACATGCTTTGGCATCCTCCACGTATAAAGGACGCGGATTTCTTCTATGTTCAGGTTGTAGCCTGAATCATTTTGGTGATTTCCTGCTTCAACGGGCAGCCAGGCTTCACTCTCTATCAACTGGTGAGAACGGCTTGCCCGGCAGCTTCGATGTGTGCTGGAGGGAGAATAAAAGTCTAAGATGTGCGATAGAGGGAAGTCGCATTGAATTATGTGCTGTGGAGGGATCGCTGGTATCAAATATGTGTGCTGGAGGGAAAGACAGAGAATTACATGTGCGCTGGAGGGAAAAACTGATGGACAGATGTGTGCTGGAGGGAAAGTCTGGGCAAACTGCGGGGCGTCCCCCTCCAGCGCACATCAAAAACAGGAAATTGGACAAGCCTTCCCGGCAGCACACATTTTTTGAATGCAGCTGCCCTCCAGCACACACTTATTCGGGGAGTTTCAGCTTTGGATTGCGAGAATGGACGATTACAAAACTTTCCCGGCCTTTCTTCTCTATTGAACAGTCGAGATAGCCGATTGTTTTAAGCTGTTCTATCGCTTTCTTAATGATACGGTTTTGCTCGCCAACAGCTGACTGCAAAGCCAGGCGCTCACGGATTCGCGCGAACGATAGCGGCAACGGGTTCTGCGGAAGGCTTTCGATGAAAGTGTAAATGGCTTGTGCAGCTTCTTTCTTCGGAAGGGCACGCAAGGCGTGGTGTTGCAACAGAACGCGATAATCAAGCTGGAACAGCTCCCACAACTTCGAATCAGCCTCCAGCTCTATCAGATCAAGGTCAGCATCAAAACGCCCGACCTTCAGCAGACCAGTCTGATAGCCGCCTTTAGCATCTTTTCCGCGCTTAAAAGCGATACCCTTGTTACGCAAGCGTCCAAGTGATTCATGAATGGTTAAACGCAGTTTCGCATCCAGACGTTTTGAGGGGAAACCACAGGCTTTAGCGAATTCCTGAAACGATAACTGGATGGTGTTTGAGGACAAGCCGTATTTGCTGAACGCGTAGATGACACCGATCCACGTTTTGAAATCAGTATCCATATCGAGTCGAGGACCGGTGATTTTAATATCATCGTAACCCTCGGCTTTAGCTATCTCCAGCTGGGAAAACGCTTTGGTGGCATCAATCTCTTTACTTTCTCCTTTGCTCTTTGATGGCTTCGGCACGAATACCCCCAAGCGCATCAACGCTACAGGCTGCACAGTGTTGTTTGAATTAACTGTTAGTTCTTTTGCCTTACTTTCAATGTCTGCGTAAAGAATATCGGAGATAAATGATTGATTCATATTACTTTTTCCGAATTGTGTGGATAGTTTTTATAAGTGGTGATAACTACCCAGGCTTTCCCGTCAGCACACATCCTATATCCCGCCAGCACACATTAGCAACCCGTCAGCACACATTTTTATCCCTCCAGCACACATCGTTTTCCCTCCAGCACACATCGCGATACACTTCTAAGCCAGACGTGGCGCGGCCTGCAACGATCAGGGATCTATATGGATCTAATTGGGATCTGTATGGACCTGATTATTGGATCTACCCAGTGGATAATGTGGATAAGTGAAAAACCGGCCACTGAGGACCGATTTCTGTGAAGAGTTGAAGCGAATTAGTTGTCGTTTTCCGTACCTACTTCTTCGATCAACAAACTACTTGTATAGATGCGTAACGTATCACCTTTGTAGAGGAATTGATAACCAACACCTCCTATGGCAGGGAGGTCGGGGAACATTTCAGAAGCAACCCCAGAGCAAATCACGGCGATACAGTCATCCCGCTGTACATCCTTACGCTCTGTACTCAAAGTTTGCTCTTCCCCGATTGCCTTTGTCATCTCCTCATCTTCGTACGCAACAGGGATATATTCAATCGCATCAGGCGTTTTGATACCCAGTTCTTCAGCAATCTCGAACGCCTGTTTAAATTGATCTGACCCAGGATATCCAACGGTAATACTCTCAATTTCGAACAAAGAAGTAGCGTTGTTTATTTCTTGTTTAACCGCAAACATGTTGTTTGTCCTTAGTGGCTTCCTGCCAAAGTAAAGTCATGAGTGTTGATATTACGATTTCTACAGTTGATTAAATCTGCTCGCTGAGCTTTTGCTTCAGCAGATAACCTTCCAGCGGCCAGATTTTCTCAATGGCGTTCTTACGGGCCACCTTACGGCCAATCTCCGCGTCGAAATTTTCAGGGCTGGCACAGGCGCTTTCCCCGGTAACAATGAATCCATTGCACAGCACCAAGACACAGATGGTCAGGCTACGCGTAGAGGGATGAACAGACAGCACCTCACGAACGCCTTCGTGCGCAGCGCGAATGCCGTCAAAAGCTGTGAAATAATGCTCTTCGGCAATCACACTCTCGATGTGATCAGGAGTCAGGCGTGGTGCTGTTTTGCCTTTGGCCAGAATCTCTTTTTCAATTTCCATATCGGACATAGTTTTTCCTTTTAGTTACCGCTGATAGCACGGTTGTAATCATTAACGTTGCGATTCTTCCTGTTAATCCCCTTCAGCATCGTTTCTGTATCGAGGATATACGCTGGCAGATCATCAAAATATTCACTGCTAAACTCTGGCATTCTGCACATAAATGCACTTTTGGGGGCAGGGTGGTTAACCTTTGTCGGCGTCGGCGTTAAATTCGCTGATCGACTCCCGGAGCAACCGCTGAGTGTCAGCAGGAATGCGCTGGCGAACATTACCCGCCGCAACCAGTTGTTTCTGAACTTCAGCTTTTCGTTCCATTTGCCTGTCAGCATATTTGGCTTGTTCTGATTCATTTTTCACTTCCTGGCTGTGAAAATGTTGCTCTGCTTTGTTCATCGTCTCAATGGTCTGGTTAAGATCCATTATTGACTTATCACGTTCCTTAACAGCCTGATCAAGACTGCCAATTTTCTCCATGGCTTGCTTTAGCTGATGACGTTCCCATGCAAACCCAGCACCAACAAGTGCGCAAATCAGAACAAGAACACCAGTAGCAGCAAGTTTCTCCTTCAAAGACAAAGCTGTTTTTAACGTAGAAAAGAATGACATGTCTTCCTCCTGAAGAAAAATTATCAATGAAGTCCTTTGTTACTGTGCCGCTTTGTTTAATTCATCAAGAACAGAATCAGGAACCAAAGCGGCAACTGCGCTGGCTGTGCTGACCTTATTTGCTGATGCTTCCGCAAGCGCGGTACCGATAGCATGGTTATAAGCAGTTATGGCTACGTTGGCGCTTTCATTCGCTCGTTCATACTGCTGTTGTAACGCAGTTGTGGGCGCTGTTGTCTGGTTGAAAACAACCCCAAACTGTTCAGTTGCTACTTTCAGAGATTCAATTTGCTCTTCTGTTAGTGCTGGTGGGGGAGTGGCAGTGCCGCCGCCTGAACCAGAGCCTGACGAGCTTCCTGAGCCAGTGTTAAGGGTCTGGTTAATCTCCCCCATAGCAGCGACTAAACTTGATGTATTAAGCGCGTTTACAGCGTCCTCAAGCGATTTAGTAATAGTCACATCACCAATGGCAATAGAGATCGGCAGTTCTGATACTTCTCGCTCATTAGCACGACAGTAAACATCCCAACCAATATCGAGTTGAAGGAGCATTGACAGATCAGCATAACCAGCCAACAGGTCCGCGTGCTTAGTTGCCAGTTCTCCAATGTTCGTTAAGCCGGTTGTGGTTGTTCTGATCGTTGAAACATAGCTGGTAATAGTGTCGGGATAGACAATTGTATCCAGAATTAATCCGGTCAATTCTTCTGCAAGCAGTTTTGCTGTGTTAGCACTGTTTCGTGCCGATGTTATGGCACCAGGTGTTTTCATCCCACCGGCGGCGGCCAATTTTTTATATGCGGATAACTGGTAGTCTTTTTCCAGCATGATATCTCCTAACTTACCTGAACCAGGCCGTCTCCGGACGCTACGGTAGATCCGCATGAAACAGGGTCACCAACGCATACGATCCCTTTACCATTGACGGTAAACCATGCCCTGGTTGATATAGCTTGCCCACCGTGCGTACTGTTTCCATCGGTATGCTGTGCATATTGCTTACCATCAACTAACACTTCGACTCCGTTGACTTTAAGTAGTGGTTCACTCTCTACAGGAGGCCTGGATGGGAATCCTCCGTGCCCCGAACAAATGCTGTCTTTTGTTGCAATACTTGCCACGTCATCACCAATTATTTGCTCTGGTTTTCGTTATTTTAACTTAGGTTACTTGTGGTCTATATGGTGTTAACTATTGCATGATTGCTCTAATAAATATTGTTTTTTATGTCGTGTTTTCGGTACCATTCAGCCATCGCCCTTCAATGGGTATTTGTTTGGAGTCGTCAGATGCAGATGGAGCTAATAAGCCGCAAAGAGTTCGATAGCCGTGTAACCAGCGGTGAACTCGACAACTTGCAGGCTATCAAGGTGAAAGAAGGCTTTTGCCTCATTGGGAATCAGAGCGGAACAAATCGCGTTTTTATGCTTCGCCGTACGGATTTGAAGCCATTTGTCTGGAAGAACGAAATTGGTCCCAGCTCATACGCTCAAACTAGGGGGTGCCTCAACCTGGCCTTTTTCTACAAAAACGAGCTTTCTGTGGTTGATATTCAAGGGTTACAACATGTTTAAGCACTGGAAAAACATTACTATTTATAAACTTTCTCGTGAAGCGGATCTGACCGACTTAGAAGATAAAAAGAAAATGATCCTTTTCACGCCATGCGGTAGTCAGGATATGGCCAAGTTCGGTTTTGTATCTCCATTTGGTGATAATTCCGAAGTTATCGCTATGCATGGAAATGGTTTTATCCTTGTTGAAGCAAAGCGCGAAACAAAAATCCTTCCCCCGCCGGTTATCCAGCGAGCTATTCAAGAAAAAATTGAAAAACTCGAGCAAGAACAAGCGCGTAAACTGAAGAAAACAGAGAAGGACTCCCTGAAAGACGAAGTTCTGCATTCTCTTCTGCCACGGGCTTTTTCAAAGTTTTCTGTTATCCAGGCGATCTACGACGGTTCAACTAAACGTATCTATATCAATGCCAGCGCGCGGCAGGCAGAGGATATGCTCGCGCTTATGCGTAAATCTCTGGGTTCTCTTCCTGTTGTTCCCCTAAGTGTTGAAAATCCCATTGAATTAACGCTGACCGACTGGGTACGTGATGGTAGTGCTCCACAGGGATTTCAAATGGGGGATGCGGCAGAACTTAAGGCAGTGCTTGAGGATGGCGGTATTGCCCGAGTGAAAAAGCAGGATTTGGGAAGCGATGAAATTTCCACACACCTGGAAGCTGGCAAGCTCGTTACTAAGTTGGCACTCGACTGGCAGAACCGCATTAAATTTACACTGGACCATAACTTCAGCCTTACCAGCGTCAAATTTGCGGATGAATTGCTTGAGCAGAACTCTGATATTGATAGTGAAGATGTTGCGCAGCGACTGGACGCAGATTTCTTCCTGTTGACCAGTGAAATTTCGTGCCTGGTTGATGCTCTGGTAAATGCCCTTGGTGGAGAGGCTAAGCAGTGAAAGAGCTGTGCTATGGATCTGTTTGCAGTGGAATTGAAGCCGCGAGTATTGCCTGGGAACCGTTGGGTATGCGTCCGGCGTGGTTTGCTGAAATCGAGCCTTTTCCATCTGCCGTTCTTGCGCACCGCTGGCCCCATGTCGCCAACCTTGGCGACATGACAAAACTTGCCAAAAAAGTCCTGGCTGGGGAAATCGAATCCCCTGATGTGCTCGTCGGGGGTACGCCTTGTCAGGCATTCAGTATCGCGGGCTTACGTGGTGGGCTTGATGATGAACGCGGCGCGCTAACTTTGAAGTATGTGGAGCTTGCAAATGCAATTGACGACAAACGGTCTGAGTCCTTCCTCAAACCGACAGTTATCGTCTGGGAAAATGTCCCAGGAGTCCTGTCATCGGCAGATAACGCCTTCGGATGTTTCCTTGCCGGATTGGCTGGAGAAGATGCGCCATTTGAACCAGGTGATCGACCTGAATCAGGAAAAAGTAACGCGTTCTGGCGGTGGGATGGCAAAACCGGTTGCCATGCTCCAAAGTGGCCGCAGTGTGGTTGTATTTATGGACCGCAGCGAAAGGTGGCCTGGAGAATCCTTGATGCCCAATACTTCGGAGTGGCACAACGACGCCGACGCGTGTTTGTTGTCGCAAGTGCTCGAACAGACCTCGATCCCGCAACGGTACTTTTTGAGTTCGAAGGCGTGCGCCGGAATATTGCGCCGAGCAGAGGCGAGGGGAAGGAAACTACCAGATATACTTCAAACATCGCTATCAGATCTTGCGATGATACAAACATAGTTGCCATGGCACATGGGCAAGGAGGGGCTGAGATAAAAACCGATAATTCGGCACCAACTTTGACATGTAACCATGAAGCACCAATTGTATTGCTCGTCGACGGTAGAATGCGCCGTCTTATCCCTGTCGAATGTGAAAGGCTGCAAGGTTTTCCTGATGGACATACATTGATCCCTACGGAAAAGCGTAAAAAAGTTTCTTCAGATGAACTGGCATACCTTCGCAAAAACTATCCTGATTTGAGCGAAGAAGAGGCCGCGATGCTTGCAGCTGACGGACCGCGTTACAAAGCGATCGGCAATAGTATGGCGATACCAGTAATGCGCTGGATTGGCGATCGGATTGCCAAGGCTGCATGTCGGCAGAAGGAAGGGAGTGAAACAAAAGAGCGAAAAGTTAAACCAGCGGCAGAATTCGAACGGTCCATATTCAAATGGGCTGGTGGAAAATTTGGTGTTCTGGAACAAATCTTTCGCTATTTGCCAGAAGGGAAGCGCCTGATTGAGCCTTTCGTTGGTGGCGGAGCTGTCTTCATGAATGCCGGATACCAGGAAAATCTGCTAAATGATGTGAATGCTGACCTGATTAACTTTTACAAGACTCTGCAACGCGAGGCGCATTCACTTATCACTCTGGCACATCGTTTCTTCCAGGACTACAACACGCAGGAAGGATACCTGGCAGTACGGAATGCGTTTAACAAACAAGTCTATGATGATTTACATCGCGCAGCGGCGTTTTTGTTCCTGAACCGACATTGTTTTAACGGATTGACGCGTTACAACCAAGCCGGTGAGTTCAATGTCGGTTATGGGAAGTATAAAACTCCGTATTTCCCATTGCAGGAGATGGAAGCCTTCCTTGGTGCGGAAGGGCGTTCTGAGTTTGTATGTGGTGATTTTGCTGCGGTGATTGAAGCTGCCGGAGAAGGAGATGTCATCTTTTGCGATCCGCCGTATGAACCGCTCCCAAATACAGAGGGATTCACGAACTATTCCGGTCATGACTTTAAGTTTGAAGAGCAAAAACGCCTGGCGTCTCTGTTGACGGATGCTCATCGCCGAGGTGCAAAGGTTCTCATTACTAACAGTGGCGCGCCAAACATCAGAGAACTTTATCAGGACAGTGGCTTCAGAGTGGAACCTCTTTTTGCCAGACGTTCTGTGTCTTGTAAGGGGGACACTCGAGGTGTTGCTCATGACGTTATAGCAATATTGCTCTAATAAATTTATTAGTGTAATATCGCCTCAATGAATCGTGATTTATAGAGCGATTTAGCTGTTAGCCGCGACAGGCGCGGCGGCAAGTATGGCGGGGTAGTGACTCCTTCCCCCTCATGACGCCGAGTTGCCAGGTTGACCATACGCCTAAGTGGCAACACCGAAGTGCGTTACGAGCTTCCAGTTTGCCCATCTTCGGGTGGGCGTTTTTTTCAGGGTTTTCGTCATGGTTAGCGACTTTGCGGCGGTTTAGAAACTGACCATTAAAGTAAATGCAAACGATGATCTGATGATGGTAGCGGCCTAAGAAGCCAGACGCCACGGGGTATGAGTCGTCCCCCGTCAAAAAATCGACCGCAGAGTGTCCCCGTCTGTGTATTAGGGAACGGGGAGGCACAACAGGTAAGGGCGCTGGTGTGATTAACCAGATGAACGAGAAGGGGCCATCTGTTGGTCAGCGTCCTTTCCTGTTGCGTCTTCTTTTCAGCGTAACAGCGGTGCTTAACAGCACTTTGGGTACAGTTCCACGAATTTACGGGTATATCCCGTCATGCTGAAAGCGCTAATCACGCTGGAAGCCAGGGTTATGCATCCCCTGTTACCGAATTGCAGCCAGGGCGCGGTGCGCCGAAAAGCATACGGAGGTGGAAGCCCTCGCCGGAGACGTACCCGGCAAGTGATGGTGTAGCTCAGCGGTTAGAGCGGTTGACTGTTAATCAACGGGTCGATGGTTCAAATCCATCCACCATCGCCAATGCCGGTTTAGCTCAGTTGGTAGAGCGCCTGCCTTGTAAGCAGGATGTCAGCGGTTCGAGTCCGTTAATCGGCACCAGCACAACAGGTAAGGGTATTTTGCGACGTCGGAGATCGCCGAGCTTGGCAGAGGGTTCGAATCCCTACGAAGTACCCTTACCGTTGTGATGAATGCGCAGGCTGATGCGCGAAAGACATTGCAGCTATTGCGGAAAAGAGCTGTTCGGCGGGGCAATTAAACGCCCGTGAGAGTCTGAAATAACCGCAAGCCGGAGATCAGCACCGGTCATCACAACACAACAGGTAAGGGCATTCTCCCTTATGGGGCTTGGCTTAAATGCATCGAGTGCTCTTACCGTTGTGATGAAGTGCAGCTCTTTGAAGCAACCAGAAGATAAGCATCTGGCTTCACAACATAAACCGCAGGAACGACCAATAAACGGTAGTCCGTATGGAGAACACCCCGTTGAGGAAGAGGCCTGGCCGGAACCGTAACCGGCACTACAACGTTGAGAACACTGGCGTAACGGGGTCATATCCCAATCTACGAATAAATGTTGCGTTGCAGCGTGACAACCAGTGTTCTCAACATTGTGGTGAATGCACAGGCTGATGTGCCGCAACTACAGTAGTGCGCGCTTTGCGGGGCTTGCTACAACCCTGTGTCGGAGTTCAGCACCGACCATCACAGTTTGATTCTCTGGCATGAGCATAACGCTGAAATAAGTCCAGCCTGGTGCGGCCCGATCACCCGCCGTTAGCTCCACGAAACGGAGCACGTAACAGGTAAGAGCATTCTCCTGTAACGGGTTCATATCCCAATCTACAGGTCCACCAAGAATGCTCTTTCCGTTGCGGTGAATGCGGCTAAGCGCACGCGGGGAAATGGTTATATCAGTCCATTCATTTCTCCTTGTTTCCCCGTCCACGGTGGATAACCAGCCAAAGGACACCGGGAGGCACCCGGCACCGCAGCTTTTTTATTCGTTAAATAATGGAGTGAGAGGATGCAGAACAATCCGAACAAATGTCGAACGCTATGGGTGCGGTTATATATTTATGCCGTCCTCTGTTTGATTGTGTCACTGGTTCTGTATGTTTGGCTTTTGCCAAATATGATCTCATCTAACAGCACAATACTTGTATTGTTGGGAGTCCTTCTCGCGCTCATTTACCCGGCTGTCAACGACGGATGAAAAGTGATCCACTTATATCTCCACCAACGGCCCAATATTGATCCACCGTTTTACTCAGGATTAGCTTCAGCTATAACCCCGGCCTTTCGTTTCTGTCTGAGTCGATAGCTTTCTCCTTTGATTTGAACGACATGTGAGTGGTGTAAGATACGGTCCAGCATCGCTGAGGTCAGTGCTGCATCACCGGCGAACGTTTGATCCCACTGCCCGAACGGCAGATTGGATGTCAGGATCATTGCGCTCTTTTCGTAACGTTTAGCGATGACCTGGAAGAACAGTTTTGCTTCTTCCTGACTGAACGGCAGATAGCCTATTTCATCAATGATGAGCAGGCGGGGGGCCATTACTCCACGCTGAAGCGTCGTTTTATAACGGCCCTGACGTTGTGCCGTAGATAACTGAAGTAACAGATCTGCTGCTGTTGTGAAGCGAACCTTGATACCTGCACGGACTGCTTCATAGCCCATCGCTATTGCCAGATGGGTTTTCCCCACACCTGATGGCCCCAGTAATACGATATTTTCATTACGTTCTATGAAGCTGAGTGAGCGTAACGACTGGAGTTGCTTCTGCGGTGCTCCGGTGGCGAATGTGAAGTCATACTCTTCGAACGTTTTCACCGCCGGGAAGGCTGCCATTCGGGTATACATCGCCTGTTTACGTTGATGACGTGCCAGTTTTTCTTCATGAAGCAGATGCTCCAGGAAGTCCATATAACTCCATTCCTGGTCTACTGCCTGTTGTGACAGCGCAGGCGCTGCGCTTATAAGGCTTTCCAGTTGCAACTGCCCGGCGAGCGCCATCAGTCGTTGATGTTGCAGTTCCATCATCACGCCACTCCTCTGCAGAATGAGTCGTAGATGGAGAGTGGATGATGCAGGGGGTGTTTATCGAAGTTCACCAGATTTTCACCAGGATGCACGTCATACTCTTTTTTCTCCGGAGGCAGTGCCAGCATGGACTGCTGCTCTTCGAGCCAGCGATCGCAGGGACGGGCCTGGATTGTTTCATGCTTTCGTTGGTTAGCGACATCGTGCAGCCAGCGCAGACCGTGGCGGTTGGCTGTTTCAACATCGACAGTGATCCCCATCGGGCGCAGGCGAGTCATTAGTGGGATGTAAAAACTGTTACGGGTGTACTGCACCATCCGTTCCACCTTACCTTTAGTCTGTGCCCTGAAGGGGCGACACAGTCGGGGAGAGAAGCCCATCTCCTTGCCGAACTGCCACAGCGAAGGATGGAACCGGTGCTGACCGGTCTGATATGCGTCACGTTGCAGAACCACAGTTTTCATATTGTCATACAACACTTCGCGCGGCACACCACCAAAGAAGCGGAACGCATTACGATGGCAGGTCTCCAGCGTGTCATAACGCATATTGTCAGTGAATTCGATGTACAACATTCGGCTGTATCCGAGAACAGCAACGAACACGTGAAGCGGTGAGCGACCATTACGCATAGTGCCCCAGTCAACCTGCATCTGTCGTCCGGGTTCAGTTTCGAACCGAACGGCAGGCTCCTGCTCCTGAGGAACCGAGAGAGAACGAATGAACGCCCTGAGAATGGTCATTCCGCCACGATATCCCTGGTCTCTGATCTCGCGAGCGATTACCGTTGCCGGGATTTTGTAAGGATGAGCATCGGCGATGCGTTGACGAATATAATCCCGGTATTCATCCAGGAGTGAAGCAACAGCAGGTCGCGGTGTATATTTTGGCGGCTCAGATTTTGCCTGCAAATAACGTTTAACGGTATTGCGGGAGATCCCCAGTTCTCTGGCAATCGCCCGGCTACTCATTCCCTGCTTGTGCAGGATTTTAATTTCCATAACTGTCTCAAAAGTGACCATAAGCTCTCCTGAATCAGGAGAGCAGATTACCCCCTGGATCTGATTTCAGGCGTTGGGTGTGGATCACTATTGCACCGTTCGTGACACCGGCTTTCGCAGTAGTCTTTTTTCGTGAAAAAACCAGGAAATTAATTAATGAAAAAAACGTTGATTAGTGCAGCGATTATTTTGGGTTCTTTATGTCTGACCGGATGCGATCGGGTAGAGCCAGGTAACGTAGGGATCAAAGTAAATAAGCTGGGGGATGATAAAGGTATCGGTGAAGTAGTTGGCGTTGGTCGCTACTGGACAGGCTTGAATACTGAAGTTTATATCTTCCCGACCTTTAAGCAAATGAAGACATACGATGAGCCGTTCAGCTTCCAGATGAGCGACGGAACAACCATTGGTTACCACATCGGCGTAGCCTACAAGGTTGATCCAGCAAAAGTCACAACGGTATTTCAGACCTATCGCAAAGGTGTAGATGATATTACTGATACCGATCTACGCCAGAAGGTTGCAGATGCTCTGAACCGGTTAGCCAGCAAAATGACCACCGACAAATTTATCGACGGTGGCAAATCTGAATTGCTTGATGCAGCCCTTAAAGACATTCAGGAAGAAATGACGCCAATCGGCATTCAGGTGATGAGCCTCTCTTATGTAGGTAAGCCAGAATACCCGCCAACAGTTATTGACAGTATTAACGCCAAAGTCACGGCAAACCAAAAAACCCTGCAACGCGAGCAAGAGGTCAAACAACGTGAAGCAGAGGCCAACATGCTGCGCGCGGAAGCTGCCGGACAGGCTGATGCTATTCGCACAAAAGCCCAGGCCGAAGCTGATGCCATTCGTTTACGTGGTGAAGCTCTGCGCCAGAACCCCGGTGTTATGGAGTTGGAAGCGATCAACAAATGGAACGGTACATTACCGCAGTATATGACCAGTAATACCGCTGTTCCGTTTGTTCCGGTGAAATAAAAGCGTAAGCAAAATTGGCAGTAATCCGGCCCTTTAGCTCAGTGGTTAGAGCTGGCGACTCATAATCGCACGGTCACCGGTTCAAGTCCGGTAGGGGCCACCATATTTGGTTGTAACACGGCGTCTGGCACATGCGTCGTTAGCGGTCTGGTGACGTTAAAAGGGGGGAACCTTGCCCCTAGCTCAGGCAACGAACCAGGTAGCCGGAATGTGCAAGCCACCGTTTGTTGTTTCTCGGGTAAAGGGATTCACCATCCTGGCGATTCGGTGTGACAGCCGGGAAGAGTCCGGCGCATTAATCCTGATTTTCTGGTGATGACTCATATCGTTAGGAGTGATTTGAGTATGCCGATTATATCTGACATTCAGCACGCCTGGGTGGAGTGCTAATGTCTGCATCCCCTCTTGAATCCATGCCAAATTCCCTTAGTGCAGAACAAGCTGTACTTGGTGGCTTAATGCTTGATAACTGCCGCTGGGATGAAGTTGCAGATCGTATAGTTGCTGATGATTTTTATACCAGTGCTCATCGTGAAATTTTCAGTGAGATGGAGAGGTTATTAAGTCATGGCAAACCGATTGATTTGATAACACTTGCTGAAGCACTTGAACAGAACGGTAAATTAGAACGCGCCGGTGGTTTTGCGTACCTTGCGGAGATGTCAAAGAACACGCCCAGCGCGGCAAATATTTGTGCTTATGCGGATATCGTTCGTGAACGCGCGGTTGTTCGTGAAATGATTTCCGTCGCAAATGAAATAGCCGAAGCTGGATATGCGCAGGATGGCAGGGGCAGCAATGAATTGCTGGATATGGCCGAGCGCCGCGTTTTTGAAATAGCTGAAAAACGACAAAAGAGCGGTAGTGGTCCAAAAGATATCGCCAGCATTCTCGATGCAACGGTATCTCGCATAGAAGAGTTGTTTCAGCGACCACATGATGGTGTAACGGGGCTTGATACGGGATTTACCGATCTCAATAAGAAGACGGCAGGGCTTCAGCCGTCCGATCTCATCATTGTCGCCGCCCGCCCATCTATGGGGAAGACCACGTTTGCGATGAATCTCGTCGAAAATGCCGCAGTTCGTAACGATAAGCCCGTATTGGTTTTTAGCCTTGAGATGCCGAGCCACCAGCTGATGATGCGCTCACTGGCTTCTCTTGCACGCGTTGATCAGACTCGTATTCGGACAGGGCAACTTAACGACGAGGATTGGGCGCGGGTTTCTGGCGCAATGGGTATTCTGTTGGACAAGCAGAATATTTTTATTGATGACTCAAGCGCCCTGACACCTACAGAGCTTCGTTCCCGCGCTCGTCGTGTTTATAAAGAAAATGGTGGTTTGAGCATGATTATGATCGACTACCTGCAACTTATGCGCGTCCCCGAGCTGCAAGATAACCGAACGCTGGAAATTGCCGAGATTTCTCGCTCACTGAAGGCGTTGGCGAAGGAATTACAAGTACCGGTGGTGGCATTGTCACAACTTAATCGATCGCTTGAACAGCGTGCGGACAAACGACCGGTAAATTCAGATTTACGTGAATCAGGAGCAATTGAGCAGGACGCAGACCTGATCATGTTTCTGTATCGCGACGAAGTTTATCACCCGGATAGCGAAATGAAGGGCATTGCCGAGGTAATTATCGGAAAGCAACGAAATGGCCCAATTGGCACGGTGAGATTGGCTTTTAACGGCCAATACTCACGGTTTGATAACTATGCTGGTGCTGACTGGCAAGAGGATTATTAATGCAATGGAATGAGGAAAAGCCGATGAACATCCTGATCATTGGGCGAAAATTTGAAGCTATCAGTGATGTGAAAACATATACGGAAATGTGGGCTTATAACCTGGCCTGCGCCTTTAGTGAGGCAGGGGTAACATTGCAATACCATCGTCCATATTCCCCTGGCGTCGAAAGCCCGGAGGATTATGTTGAAGCTGTGTTGACTGCTGCGACCGCATGTTCTGCGAAGGCCATTTTGGCACCAGGATTGAGGTATTTTACTACGGTACCCAGGGAAATAGGCATGCAACTGTGTCGCCGATTCTCTGGATGGGTAGCCCAGGTATATGACGGTTCTATGCTGGATTCGGCACCAGTCGATATTACTTTTACTGTCCGCGATGATACCTGGCGGTACCTGGATAATCCCGGCAGGTTAGAGCGTCATAATCGTTTTAACAAACATGTTGGATGGGCAGCGAATCAGGAGCTGTTCCATCTGGAAACCAAAACAGACGATGTTCTGCGTATTTTTGTAGACCACGCGGCATTTGATGTTAGTGGGTTTGATCACTCCTTAAGTATCCTTATGAACCTTCAGCGCCTGACCGTTCCGTATGAGGCCAAAACGCTGACCGATGACGGATTGGTTACCATTGAGCCGGGGAATATTTCGGTAACCCCATACAGACGGACTCCGGTACCAGCAACCGAATTTGCAGCTGAATTGCGTAAGAGTGACATTTTTATCGTTACGCATCCCGAAAGCCTTGGATTAACTGTTCTTGAGGCGGCAATGTGTGGAGCGTTGATATTAACTCCGCCCGATTGCCTTCCGCCGGATCGCCTGGAGTTGGTGAACCATATGGTTATCAAGTCGCGGATTGATTGGGATGAGGTTATTGCTCGCGTTGATCGCGTGAAAAATGCTGAAAAGGTCCAGTGTCACACCTGGTCGGCAATTGCGGAAAAGATGCTTGAGACGTTTATCACGCAGAAACCGTCGCGCGGTAACGGATAAAAAATTGAACCCGTCATAACAGAAAAGCCCGAACGCCGGGCTTTTCTTAAGCCTTGTCAACAGAGACTTGAGCGGCTTTTATGGATAGATTCCCGCTGGCCTCTATCGCCATACTTCCCCCCGCCTTCAGGGCGACATCCGCGCCTGACTTTATATCGAGATTTCCTGCGGAAGAGATGAATGCCGGACCTTGAGAAATGGCATATAACTCCCCGGCCTCGTTGAACCCGATTGTTGTTCCACTTTTCAAGTGCGTAACGGCCCAGGCTCCGCCCGCCGTCCGGATCTCCATTAGTCCGTTCCGCGACGAAATAAAGTCTTTTTTGGCGCTGGTTGATGGTTGTGCTGGTGCACCTTCAACTTCAGGCGGTACATAGCCTTCACCTTGTCCTGACGCTTCAGGCGGCACATTGGGAGCGCCACCGGATGCATCCTGTGCATAACCGATTATCAATGGCCATCGCGAATCCCCATTGTAGGGAAATTCTACCCATACTTTATCGCCGGGCAGAAATGGTGAAAACGTGTTTGCATTGGACAATATAGCTTCTGCCCACGGCAATGAGGCATCTGGTAACCCATCCATCATGCCGACAACACGTATTTGTGTACGCATCAGACCTTTAGGGTCATCGACGCTTATCACTACAGCCCGATACTTCCCTGTCAAACTACCCATTCACCACTCCTAACTGTGCACGGCTGACAAAACGAAAGCGGTCTTCGAAATGAGTCACGGACATCACTATCATTTTGTCAGGGATTGATTCATCGAGTTCTCCGTCACCTGCCGTGTTATGCACGACAATTTTCAGCGTCGTACCCGGAGTTAGCGCGGCATTTCCTTCCACCAGCATATCGAGGCGGGGGAGAATGAATTTGTTGTAGTTCGCCAGCGCGGTAGGATCGGGATTGCTCGTAAATTTAATGGGGTCTTCCTGGTTACCTGAGTAAACCACACCTTTGGTCATGTCATAACTGGCCATTCTGTAATTGTGGCGGCGCTGGTATTCATAATCGGCATTCAGGATGTTGAACTGACTAATTGTAAATCCGGATGTGTTGGGATTGGCGGACTCATAAGTAAGCGATGGAGCGGCGTTTGCCATTTTTTCCATACTTTTAAAATTGATCGTCCCCCTGGACGCCCAGCACATAGAACCGGTATCCCGGGCTATCTCCTGCAATACCTTGGTCGGTTTTTCTCCAACATTTAGGTGGTATGTGGATGTTTTTCTGAATGAGTCAGCATTTACCTTCAGACCAGGGGCAAGAGAGGAAACTACGGCTGATGGGGGCTTATCAACAAAATACTGTGCGCTGGTGGACGGAACTTTCAATAACCGCACCGGGTTACTAAACGCGTAAATCAGTACGGTATCGTCCTTGCGCGGCGCTTTAAGAACGAAGAACTCTTCCGAGAACAGGATGCCGCCATGACCTTCCGGATCACCAAGTGAAACAGTCAGTATTGTTCCAAATTTCACCCCCAGCTTATTGACCACGTAAGCCGTTGAATCCCTGACCATGAGCATAAGCTGGGGACCAGATAGCTCCCCGGCTTCGACATAGGTACATCCTACGATCATTTCGCGAGGGATTTCGTTCTGCCCAATTGAAACAGATTGCAGGAATAGCTGAGTGCGTTTTGAATCAGTTTCTGGGGCTGTGGTGGTCTTTGTGGCCATCTCATTCCTCCAGAATTTTCGCTTTTACCGTTATGGTGCCGGTGGTTTGCTGCATATAAGCCAGGATAGGAAGCTCCGCCACTACTGTGAGGTTCAATCCAACCGCGAACAGCCTGTTGTCGGCGGTGCCGGTGGTCAGATCCTGAAATGCGATTGATTTTTGCCCTTCTATGTAACAGGTAACCGGTATCTCATAACCGCCGACGTTGGCAGTGTGAGTGAAAGATGCCTGCCCGAGGCTGGCATACATTCGTAGCCAGAATGCTAATGCAGTTGTAACCATCCCAAGAGATTCCTTCTCGTCACTGGCTATCCATAGCGAATATTCCAGTGAGAAAGGGATAGTCGATACCAGGGCTTCAATCTCATCATTTTCATTGGTGACATGCCCTTCATCGTAATTATCCCGGCACAGTTCACCTTCATAAATTGAAAACGCGGGAGAACGAGACAGATTCACAAGCGGCATTGCCAGCTTATTTACCGGGCCAGCAGAGGCTGTATCTTTGCGCCCGGCGCGATCGGCTTCAAATGACGACAACCACTCCTTCACATCACTAAAAGTGCCGAGCGTTATGCGATCTCTTGGTGTGCGTTTCAGGAACTCCCTGAATGACTGGTTAGTGCGATCATTAAAGCTGACAACTTGTGAGTCGAATGCTTCGTTTAAAGCCTGTGCGAGCGCCGAATCAATGCCATCAATAGTGGCAAATTCCAGCTTACCGGTTGGAGTAAGACCTTTTTTCTTAAAGATGGCCAGTAGCCATTCCTGATTATTCAGAATCACCGATGAAATTCCCTTCAAAGGCGCGTGAAGGCACGCAATAAAACAAACTGCCTACCCTGGCAGTGCCGTAATTGAATATTTTATGGATGTACCAGAAGCGGCGAATGGTTGTGCCGTCTGACAGCTGTTCCAGCCATTCGAGCATAGAACCCACTGGCACATTAACGGCGGCTAACCGAAGGATTAAAGCACTGTCGCTAATTCCCGTATTATCACTGCCGTCGTATAGCGCGTAGAAGGCGTCCATCTCATCCGGGCAGTCGAGGGCCGTTATCAGTTCTGGATCCTGATAGTCATATATGCGTTGGTTCGGTTCTATTATTTCAGATGCCGTTTCAGGTGCATTTTTGTCTCTGTAAGGTATTGCGCGATACAGAACCGCATCGAATGAGTCAGGGTCTAGCTTGATTGCTTTGAGCCAGTCCATCCGCACAAGGTTATTAAAAACTGCATGACCTTGATAACGGTGGCGCACACCAGAATCACTAAGCAGGCCGTGATCCAGATTGGGAAGGTGATTGTCCTCCACAGGATCAACAATATTACCAACGTTAGCACCATCGGTTTCGATTTCAGCATCAATATCTTCCTCTTCAATCAGTTCAGAACCTTCGCCTGGAATATCCGGATCCGATTCGGTGTCCGGGAGGTTATCACCAGTCACTTGTTGTGATGGTTCTGTGTCCTCAAACATGTCATCAAAGAAACCAGCCATCGATTATCCTTTCCGTTTACGGGCTTCGTTAATTTGTGTCTCAAGAATGCTTCGCGCCTGCGCAGTGGCAGCGGCCTTGTCCATTCCCTGACTCATGAAAAACTTTATGAGGTTGTTCGCCTGCGTTTGCAGGGCTTTTTTGAGAGCGTCGGCTTCAGCGCGAGCCTGGGCTTCCCTCACCCGCGATGCTTTTAGTTCGGCATTCTTCCTGTTTGCCGTGGTGCGAGCTTTTTTTAACAACCGGCGAACGTTGTCCGTGGCGCTATCTTTTGCGCGTAGTTTTTTGCCTAATGCATCCTGAGATTTCAGATACAGCTCATACTCACGCGCAGCTTTAGCCTGATCCGTCGTTGTTGTCCGGTTGCGCGCGAGCGATTTAGCCAGTTCGCCTTTGAAATAGGTTGTTGTCTTCCGCTTGTCATCGCCGAAGGCTACCTGTTCAGCTGCTTTTTCCAGGGCAATAATGATGGCCTTGTGCCATGTGGGAGACTGAAAACGCGTCATAGCGTGCAAAACATGTTTGCAAGCCACACCAGTCAGATCAGGGTTGCGGATTTTGGGGAATGCATACTCTTTTGGCGGCGCGACAGCATAGTTACCAGCCGTGGCCATATAACGATACCAGTATTGATGGCGTCCACAATCACAGTCGAAAGATACCCGGCCCTTGCAGAGATCGGCAGCGATTCGGGCTTTTTTCGCACCGTCTTCAGCAATTTCCTCAACGGCTTTATCCCATTCCTCAAATCGAATTCTGACACGGTGATGCTGGTGGACCGACTCATCCGAGGCATTAACAGATATCAATGCAAGGTTGTGTTTTAGCCCGAGGAATGTCGCGGCTTTGATCCCTGTGCCATCAGAAACCTTGTTGTTAGCGCGTTTTATATCAATGCTGGTGGACTGCGCCACCAGCTGAGCATAGGTAATGCCGGGTACCGTGCTCTTGAATTTGGTTTTATGAGCCTGCCTTGAGGTGTTGAAACTGCGTATATCTTCGGGCGTAAAGTAGGTGCCATCTTTCTTTTTCCCAAGGCTGAGGAATGCCTCAAGTTCGCGGTTACGCATCCCCATAATCCTTGGGGTGAGTGTACGTCGCGCGTTTCGCCGATTCTGACGCTGCTGTTTACGGATAAGATCGAAGACCTTGTTAAAGTCTTTTGCACTTAATCCATCAGTCTGATAGCGACCAAGGTTGTCGCGAGCATATTCAGTTGGCATTCATTTCCCTTACGCAATGGATAATGTCCCTATTACCTGGCCGTCGTATTGGAAATGGCGAATCATTTCGCGGATCCAGGTGGCAGGTGGGAGTTTTAATTTTTTGCCAACAGTCATACCCTGAGACTCATCCTCAAGCCCGGCGGCGAGCGTCACAACCCAGCGTAGCTCTGCTATGCCCCACATACGGTAAGCCAGCAAATCCGGGCGATATTGCTCATCGGGAAGAACGTAATAAATCGTCAGATTCTTGTCGTTCGATTCACACATAAGCATCACCTCTTTGCGTAGCTCTGCCCTGAGTATTGGATCGGCTATGTTGCGGTCGTCATACCGCGACAGAGGATATTGCCGGGTGCTTTGGGTTGTAGTGATTGATGTAGCCATAGTCAGCCTGCCAGAAATAGATGATGGTGATTCTACCGCTAGTCATTTGTTGAATATTTAACTCAATAAAAGAAAATTATTAGTGCAATTTTGATTGTGAAATGTATCATTCTGCCCTTAAGTAGGTTCTTCACGAGGAAACAAAATTGGCAGAACGTGTTGATGATGCAGAGCTGAGCATGAATCAGTTAGAAGCTCTCAAAGACATGGCCATCGATAACATCAGAAAGCAGGCACAGGTCGTGAGCCAGGTATTTACAGGGAAGTGTCGTTACTGCAATGAATCGATTGAATCAGGCATTTATTGTGACGCTGAATGTGCGCAATGGCACAGGGAAGAGCAGGCCGCAAAACAGCGTAAATATGGCATGCGACCGGCAGGATTTGACTGATTATGTTGCGCTTTACTGAGGAAGAGTTTCAGGCTTTTAGTGAGCGTCGAAATAAGGGGCGGTCCAGGCCAAAAACCAAAAAGGATCCATTCTTATCGCTTGCGCCGGTAAAAGAAGTTTCTCCACATGCGAAGGCACTTGCAGCACTTGCAAAGAACCCAGACCTGCGCGACGGAAATTGCGAGCACTTCGAGCAGGTTTTCATTTTTGATTACTTCGAACGCAAGCACCCTGACATCTATGAGCTGTTGCATGCAACGCCTAACGGAGGGAAACGTTCAAAAGCAACCGCCGGGAAAATGAAGGCTGAAGGGCAGAAAAAAGGTTATCCGGACATGAGTCTCGATAAAGCATGCGGTATTTATCACGGCATGCGAATTGAGCTTAAAGAACCAAATGGTAAAGCCCCGACGAAAGAGCAGATCGCCTGGATGCGCAGGCTTAGAGAGGAAGGTTACTACGTCGTTCTTGCGTACGGTGCAGAACAAGCGATTACCGCCATCCTGGAATACATAAGTCTTAAAAAGGGTGAGGCTATTGAGCATGTATTGAACGGCGATAAGTGGTTGCATGCTGCTTAAAATAATAAATTAATTAGTGCATGTACGCTCTTTGTGGTAGTGCACTTTAACATCGGGAGAATAATCGTGTCATCCAAGGTTAATTATGAGTCGCTGGCATCGGTCATGCCGCGTAATGAACAGGAAACAGATGCTGTAGTGGACCCTGTAATCGCTGAAATGAATGCTCGCCTGGAGGCTGAATTTGCAGCTGAGAATGAACATACCACCCAGGGCGACTAGGACTGTTTTTTGTGTCGGTAGCGGTCCGTCACTCACTCGTGAGGACTGTGCTGCTATAGAAAAAACTGGCTGTTCAATCATCGCGGTTAACAATTCCTGGCAGATGTTCGATGACATTTATGCCTTATACGCCGGTGATTTGTCATGGTGGAAGCAATACGGTTCCACCATACCGGGAGGGAGGTTCCGCAAAGTGACAGCCAACCTGGCGGCGGCGAAATCATTTTCGTTGGAGTACAGGCGATATTGTGGACCGGCGGAAGGGGTAAATAGCGGCGCGCAGGCTATCAGTCTGGCTGCTGAATCAGGGGCTGAAGTAGTGGTATTAGTCGGCTATGACTGTTCTCTGCAAAACGGCCTTCATTGGCATGGCGCGCACCCTCAAGCACTACGGAATCCAACGCAGGTGTCTATTTCAAAATGGCAACAGCAGTTCCTGGATACCCGCAAAAAACACGCAGATTTACATATTTTGAATGCAAGTAGGAGCAGTGCAATTCAATGTTTCCCAAGAATAAATTTAGAGGCAGTGATCGCGTTATTATCGTCGGCAGTGGCCCAAGCGCCGCAAACTTTGTTGCGCCGCGCGGAGTGCCGATTATAGCGGTCAATGGGGCCATCGACTGGCTTAACCGCGCTTCTTATTTTTTCACCCTTGATCCATCCCCAGACAATATGCGGCGCGTTGGTCGTGGCCGCCGTCGCCGTGGTGTTTGTTATTGCATGGCACTACCCGATGTTAAAGAACGTGAAGTCAGAGATGGCGTTCTGTGCTTCCGTCGTGTGGCTGAACGCGGCATGGAGCCAAAAAATACGAATTCTCCCGAGTGGTGGGCGTGGCGCTGGTCCGCACATTTCGGCCTTTGCGAAGATGAGAATGAAATTGCCAGCGGCAATAGTGCATATGGTGCTCTGAACCTGGCTTTCCATATCGGATTCAAACATGTAGCTCTGGTGGGCGTTGACGCTACGCAAGAACTACGCGTTCACTCCGGCGGCACGCCAAAAAATCTAAGTCACCTGCCTTTGTTATTCCAGTCTGCTCGTGAACAGATTGACGTTGTTTCATGCGGGAAAATGGGAGGTATTCCGCAGATGACTCTTAAAGAATGGCTGAAGAATACATGATGGCACCCACAATTTATCACCGTATCGACGGTACCAAATACAGGAATGTCTGGGTTGTTGGTGATCTGCATGGTTGCTACACCAGACTGATGTCCGAACTCCATCGTGTGGATTTTGACCCGGCGCAGGATTTACTGATATCGGTCGGCGACCTTATCGATCGCGGTACTGAAAATGTCGAATGTCTGGAACTATTGCAGATGCCCTGGTTCAGGGCAGTGATGGGGAACCATGAGCGGTTGATGCTCGATGCGTTAAGTCCAGATGGCAACGTGAATAACTGGCTAATGAATGGCGGACAATGGTTCTTCATGCTGGACACTGATCAGGAAATATTAGCCTGGGCGCTGGTGGAGCTGGTAAAGCGTCTGCCCTATATCATTGAGTTGAACACGGGGCAAGAAACTATCGTTATAGCCCATGCCGACTATCCGGATAATGAATACCAATTCGGTAAGGAGGTGCCGCTTTTCAACGTTGTCTGGGCGCGCGAGCGTATCAGTGATTCGATGGATGATATTGGTGGCGAAATTTCGGGCGCAGATCGTTTTATCTTTGGTCACACTCCGGTGAAAAGCCCGAAGACATTCTGGAATCAGCAGTATATCGACACTGGTGCCGTATTTTGCGGAAACCTGACATTGATGAAAGTGAAAGGTGATGGTGCAGCATGAAGATTGCTTTAGTTCTTCGCTCTGGTGGTGACTATAACGCTTCCGATGTGCAGTGGCTGGTTAATCAACTGCCAAAAGACTATGAAATTATTTGCCTGACAGACCTGAAGTGTTTACATGTACCTGGCGTCAAAGTTATCCCATTGATCAACCAGTGGCAAAAGTGCCGTGGCTGGTGGGCGAAAATCGAGTTGTTCCGACCGGATATAACCGATGATCTGTTCTATCTGGATTTGGACACGGTTATTGCCGGTGATATACGCCCAATCCTAGAGCATCCACCAACCAGCTTCACCATGCTTAGGGATTTTTACCATCCACAATATCGTGGCAGCGGTGCCCTGTGGATACCAAATAGTGTTAAAGCGCATATCTGGAGTTCATTCTGGCAAGATCCGGAAGGTTGGATTTCTCGTTGTGTCACTACTGAGTGCTGGGGTGACCAGGGGTTCTTACGAAAGGTTATGGGCGATGATACACCAGCATTTCAGGATCTGTATCCAGGATGGTTTGTAAGTTACAAGGCCGATGTTGTGGAACCTGGTTCAAAATATGCGAGCGCGCGTTACTCCAGGGGGAATGGGGCATTACCAAAAGACTGCCGAATAATCTTTTTCCACGGCAAACCGCGACCTCGCGAAGTGTCAGAGGATTGGCTTCCCCTTATCAGCTCATTTTTTGAGCGAGAATCAGAATAATATTGCTCTAATAATTCCATATTTTTAAAACGTGATGTACACTCATCACGTTTTTTATTAGAGCAATCTACAAGGTGCACTATGTGGCCATTCCGACGGAAATATCACTACTGGCTGATCGCCTTTGTTACGCCGACCGGCGGTATCAGGCATGTCATCACCAGGTATCGCAACAAGAGACTCACCTTAGCCAGAATTTTACAGGCTGCCATAGGTGAGGGGCTGGATACAAATTGCGTAGTCCTTCCTCCTTCATACTTAGGAAAAATGACCGAAGCACAAGCTAATACGGAACTTTGAAATGAGCACTTCAGCACAAAACCAATCAATCGAAAATGTATCTATCCCTGACGTCCTGAATGCCGGTATCCCGGCCATTATCCAGAACATCCGGGCCGCGCAACGCCGCGTTAGTTGTGATGACCTCACAGCGCGTTTTTTTGATAATGCGGTTCAGTCAGCGGAGATGCTTCACGCACAGCTTATTGATGTTTATAACGCAGAAGCTGATAGCCATAACTCCCTGGTAGATGCAGCTGAAAATATGCAGTTGGATCTCGGTCTGAAGGGTAAAGAAATTGAAGAGCTTCAGCTGGAAATTGAACATTTGAAACGCCAGCAACAGGACGCGATCGACGATGCGACGCATGACGCCAACCAGCGTGCTGATAATGCCGAACGTATAAGCATTGAGCTGGAAACAAAACTCAATGAAATGACCGCGATGGTTGAACTGCGGAACTCACAGATTTCAACGCTAAAATCTCAATATAAAGAGATCATGAAACTTGATCCTTTTAACCTTGAGAAACGCTATAACAAAGCTAAAAGCGAGCGACAGGAACTGCGTAAGCAGGTCGCCGACCTTAACCAACAGCTCAAAAAAACTATTAAAGATGCAAGCGAGGCGCGCGTGGCATTTGCTAATAAAAAAGCAGAGGTTACCGCGCTGGTTAATGAGAATGCCAAATTTGCGACGCTCAAGAAGGAAATGTATGGCATTACTGAGCGCCGTTTCCCTGCAAGCAAACTTCATCCGACGTTAGGGCAAATCTCCTTCTTCCCGCGCCTCCTGGCTTATGGGATCTCATCGCCTAAAGAGTTCAATAACGAGCGTCCTTATATCGTTTCTAAGCTGGACTTTGCTTATCAGTTCTGCTGCGACATGGGCTATGCCATTGATATCCGGATCAACGAATGGTTGATGCCAAACTTCCAGCCGTTGGCCATTTTCCGCGAGTTCCAGCCGGAAGGTTGGGTAGAGTTCTTCCATGAATTGATCTGTAAAGAGATGGAAAGCCGCCGCCCGGAACTGGTCCGTCGAGTTGAGTGGGCGCAAGAGGTTATGTTGGCAGAGGCAGAGCTGCCGTTCGAACCGGAATTTATTGATGATCTGGCAGCTAAAGGGCTGCATACCCTGTTTGATGTGGTTACCCGCCGTCATGAGCAGTTGGTTGTCGAATTGGGTTTAGAGGAAACAGCGGCAAGAAGACTTCTCGATGTTTGCTATGCACGTAGCGATGCATGGGAAAAAGAGAACGGCGGCACTATTTACGTTCGCTGACAGTTACAGTGTCACTTTTAATGCTGGTGGAGTGCGCCCACCAGCATTTTTTTCGTCCAATGAGGAGGGCATTTGAGTATTTTCAATAAACACGCACACCAGGAACGTCCGTATATCGTCATAGTCGATATTGATGGAACAATATCAGAGGCAACTGAAGACAGACTGCATTTGCTTCCGCCACCAGGTAAAGGTGCATTAACAAAGGACTGGAACGAGTTTAATCTCGCCTGTGACACCGATACTCCCATCACTCCAGTTATTGATATGGTGCGCCAGTTATTTAACGTTTACACGGTCTGGTTTGTAACCGGGCGCTGTGAGATCGCAAGGGATAAAACACGAGCTTGGCTGCGGAAGTACGTAACAAACGGGGCTGAGCCTTTGCTATCTATGCGTCCTGCCACCGATGACAGAAATGACGGCCCAGCAAAGATTGATCTCCTTAAGAAAATTGGTCTAAGTAAAATCGCGTTCGCGCTGGAAGATAAGATTGAAGTGGCGCGTGTTTTCAGGAGTCACGGCGTACTTACGTTAATGGTCAGGGAGTATGAAAACGCGCTTCTTCATCAGCAATAATTGCTCTAATAAATCTTGATTTTTAAAACAGAGAAAGTGAAAATAAAAACATGCCGCAAGGCGCGGCATGTATCCAATCAATCACAGGAGCTGAAAATATGAACACGGCATTCAAAATCATTATGGCCGCGATCTATTTCTGGCTGTTCTCTATCACTTTTGGCGGCATCGTCGCGCATGGGTAAGGGGGATGCATGAAAGGCGAAGTGAAAGAGCGCGGCATGATTTTCAACGATGAGATGGTCCGGTCCATCCTCGAAGGAAGGAAGACGCAGACGCGGCGGATAATGAAAAATCAGCCTGCGGAAGTTGGTCCAGAAGCACCAGTGATGGTTAGAAAAATTGGTGCAGGTTTTCAGTGGTACGCGGCTGATGGTGAAAGCAGTGTTTTCAATTGCCCCTTTGGTATCGTCGGTGATCGAATTTGGGTTCGTGAAACATGGGCGATATTAGGCAATGAGGATGGTTGCAGTGTGGACTGGAACGACAACCTTTGTCGTGGCGATGAGCAGAATGCAGCAAGGATTTATCGGGCCAGTTGTGAGCAAAAGCCTGGTGATTACGGTTTATGGTCGATACCCGATGATGCCGACTGGAAACCTCACACTGTGAATGAAAAGTTTGATGGTGGGTGGCGTCCATCAATTCACATGCCGCGATGGGCATCACGCATCCTGTTGGAAATTACCAACGTGCGCGTTGAGCGGTTGAACGATATCAGCGAATGCGATGCAAGGGATGAGGGCGTTCCGCCTGCTGGAAGTTTGCTTCCTGATCACCCGGGAACATTCCTTACTCCCAAGGGGGATTTCGCAATGGCCAAGGTTGCGTTCCAGCGCCTGTGGGAATCCATCTACGGCGAAGAAAGCTGGAGTGCTAATCCCTGGGTTTGGGTAATCGAGTTTGAGCGTATTCAGTAGGGCGAGCGTATGCAATCAGTTATTTGTGAGGAAGTCGGCCTGAATAAAGCATCCCCAGCAGAGTTAAGAGCAAGTCTCGAAATGGCGCATAGCCTTGCTCAAATTGGTGTCAGGTTTGTACCAATTCCAGTTGAAACAGATGAAGAGTTTCACAGGTTAGCGGCATCGGCAGCACAAAAGCTGGAAATCATGGCAGCGAAAGTAGAGAAAGCTGAAGGAGCGACAAAATGAGCAAGCCAACCGACGAAGAAATAGTTCGGGTGTTGGAAGAACACGGGCGCTGTATGACTTACGTCGTGACCAACTGGCTTAGGGATAAATATCGCACACTCAAAACGGCATACGTTTTGCGTCGTCTAAAAAAACTGGAGTTCGACGGGAAAGTAAAGCGCGTTAACAGTTCTTATATAAGACAAATTTGCTGGGAGGCATCCAGTGAGTAACCGTTTTTACATGATGTGCTTGCGTGAAACTGTGGGTAATAACGCCTCATTCCATTGCCATAACGGCAATGGTTACAGTTCTGATATCGATCGCGCTCATGTTTACACGCTGGAAGAAGCCCAAAAAGCCTGGAATTGTGGGCGAGATATCGATCAGCCTGTTTGTGCCGATAGTGTGGATGCAATGGCTGTGTGGCACGTTGATTGCCAGTACATCCCTACAGAAAGCCTGATTGAGTCAGATTGCACTGCGTATGTGGCCTACAAAAAAGGTAGCTGGAACGGCAACGATGTTTACTGGCTTCAACACGGTGGATTGCCAACAGATGACTTCAGTAAAGCGACCATCTTTAGCGTCGCCAACAAAAACGAACCAGGAATAGTTTGGTTGCCATTTTCCATTGCTGATGCAGCAAAGCGCCGGACGTTCAATATCAATAACTTTAACCGCAGAACAATGGTTCAGGGCGCAGGTTTGGTCATGCCTGACTGGTTGAAAAAGCAGAACAGAAGAAAGAAGTCGCGAAGCGGGAAGGTGCGTTGGAATTGTCCGCATTGCGGAAAAATCACCTGGCAGTACAACCCATATGATTTTGAAGGCTGTAGTGATTACAACTGTGAAGGATGGCGAGAATGACAATTGACTATCAGGTACTGCGCGAGGCGGCGGAACAGGCAACGCAAGATGAATGGGTAGCATATATTTTGCCGGGCCAAAACGGCACTTATCCTGCGCATACGTCTGAGGGTAGGCATTGCGGATACTTTATTGACTGGCCTGGCATTGATGGACAGAGAAACGCTGGTGCCAATGCCCGTTATATCGCGGCTATCCCACCCAAAGTTGTGCTGGCTCTACTGGATGAAATTAAGCGCCTGGAGGACACAAATATTGATGCTATGTGTCGAATTGCAGAGCTTGAGACTAATCTCGCGGCGCTGGTGGCGGAGAATGTGGGGCTAAAGGCGATATGTGATGACCGTCGCAGGTTCATCATGAATGGGGTGCAGATGGGTTATATCAAGGTGCCAGCAGCGGAAACAGATCCAGACCTTGAGACAATTCGCATTGCTATATCACCACAAAAGCCCATTCCAGCCACTGATGCTTTCCTGTCTGAAGTGCGGGCGCAGGGGGTGGATGCTGCTATAGAAGCTGCAAAAAATCTGGTGGTCCAAGAATATGAGTATAAGGATTTCAAAGCGGCGCAGAGTGATTGCTGTATGCACCCTGGTTCAGACCTGGTAGGGAAGGTTGAAATGACTGAGTGGTTAGTTGACTTTGCTGCCCAGCTTCGCAAAGGAGGCAGCCAGTGAGCAAAATTGACCATCAGGCACTGCGTGAGGCGGCAGAGCAGGCAATGCATGACGACTGGGGATTTGACGCGGACCTTTTCCATGAGCTGGTAACACCATCGATTGTGCTGGAACTGCTGGATGAACGGGAAAGAAACCTGCAATACATCAAAAGCCGCGATCAGGAGAACGAGGATATTGCGCTAACGGTAGGGAAGCTGCGCGTTGAGCTTGAAGCAGAAAAACAGCGGGCAAAAGTTCTATTTATGGAAAATGCTCGGCTTAAGTCAGGCATAGCCGGTCTGATACACCTCGGTATTCGATATGCAGATGTTGAGGTCATGAAAATTGCTGGAGATGCCCAGCTTTCTACCCCATGCACTGACAGCATCATAAACAGCATTGCAACAGGCATTCGCATCAAAGGAGAGTGATATGGCGTTAACACACCACGAACTCTGTCAGATTGCGTACAAGTTCCTTAAGCGCAACGGGTTCAAGGTTTGCTTTCATGACCGCTTTGTTGCTGTAACCAGTACCGGAGAACAGCCAGATGCTATGGGATTCAGAAATTCAGCATCATGCCTGATAGAGGCGAAGTGTTCTCGTGCTGACTTGTTGGCAGATAGAAAAAAGCGTTTCCGTAAAAATCCCTCACTTGGCATGGGCGACTGGCGATTCTTTATTAGTGAGCCGGAAATTATTTCAGTTGAGGATTTACCTCCCGGCTGGGGATTACTTCACGTTGTTAACGGAAGAGTACGGAAAGTACATGGGTGGCCCAAGGGTAATTGCTGTTGGGGTAATCCTGACGATAAGCCATTTACTGGAAATAAGCAGGTTGAATGCGATTACATGTTATCTGCATTAAGGCGCATGGAGTTGAGAGGGCACCTTAATGAAATATATGACGGTGTAATTGTTAATAAGAAAGAAGGAAACGCAGCATGATCACTATTACCAAAGAACGCCTGCTGACAATCCAGCAGTGGCGCGAAACATACGGACCTGGTAGCAACGTTGTACTGCCAGCAGAAGAAGCGGAAGAACTGGCACGAATTGCTCTGGCATCGCTGGAAGCAAAACCAATAGGTGCATTCCACATTGCAGAACAGCAAGTTGACGGCACAAGTGACTACATCAAGGATGGGGAGTGGCCTATTGATAATGGAATTATTGAGGTCTACGCCGCTCCCCCCGTTCCAGTAGTACCGGAAGAAAAACCAATGCCTAATCCTCTTAGCATGTACGCGGTTGATGCTGTTGCCGCTATTGCAGAGGTAAGAGGCTGGAATGCCTGCCGCGCGGCTATGCTTCATGGGAAAGGAAAGTGATATGGCTAACTCATTACTTGAAACCTGCAACAACTGGCAGATTCAGAGGGCGGAGATTTTATCTCACAATCCAGATATGGCAATGACAATTGATAATCTGGACACGCTAATTGAACGGACCGTGCGTTCTGCAATTGATATAGCACATCGAGTGGATTGGGATTTCAGAGAAGCGGAGCGGCTTGCTAAAGAGCAGGAGAAAGCAGCGGGTAAAGGAGACTGATATGGATAAAAACACCACTGCTTACTGGAATCTGTCACTTGATACCGAATGCCCAAAATGCGGTCACAATTTCGATCTGCTTTGTGATCCAGATTTCTGGGAATTTTCTGGAGCAAAACAGGCATGTGAAGAAATAAAAGGTTACGAAACATGCTGTCCAGAATGTAACCATGAATTTAAAACAGATTTTGTGTATTGAGGCATAACGAATGACCACTTTTACTAAAGAACAATTAATAGAGATGATTAAGCGCAATATAACGGTTATGGATCGTTATCCTGATTTAGTAACTGCACAAATGGATCTGGAAGTATACAAAATTGCGCTGGCATCACTGGAAGCAGAACCAGTTGCTTATATTTTCAAACATCCGGCCGGGAAATTATTCTGGGCTTTAACGGATGAAAGCAATAAAGAGCAAGCGGACGTTATTCCTGTTTATGCTGCCGCGCCTGCGTCGGTTGTGCCGGATAATGCATCAGAGCCTCTTGCTTATGCTTACAAAGAGCTTACGCCTGAGATTATGCGCAACCATTTAGCTGTATTCGAGCGATATGGAATAGCCCCAAACGATAGCTCTACCACAATTCAGGCACTGCGAATCGCGCTGGATGGTATAGAGCGGAGCGACGCCATGCTTCAGTCCGGAAACTTTCGGGAAAACAAGAATTCGTCAACCAATAATTTTCGGGAAATCGCGGAAACGTCAACCAACTATCCGGTAATTCCTAGTGAGGTGTTGTCCGCAATCCTGAAGGTTGCCAAGATTCGTGCCGATTTCGATGATTTTGACGGTGACAGGCGAGGTATCGATGATTGTCTGGATGAGGCTGAGCAAGAGCTTATCGTTACCATTAACAAATATGCCAGTCAGTTGGCAGCAGAACCGATAGCGACTAATGACGTTCGAGAGCAAACAGCCGTTCCGCCAGTTCCGGTAATGCAGGCTGATGTCGCGCAGGCAATTGAAAAACTCAAACGGAAATTAGTGGAATGCAATCGCTATAACTACTGTGCAGATGCAGTTAAAGGCGTAGAGGATGCCTGCCGTGCTGTTAGCTATAGCCAAGCCGACAATCAGCCAGCATCTGGCAACCAGGCTGCCGAATCCAATCGCGATAATGAGTGGACTGGCAATCCTGATATTGATAACGCCATCATCATGCTCGACCGCATAGATACGCTGGAAAATTGCGATGATGACCGTATTGAGGCTGTTAAGGCTGTTTTGCGTAGACTGGCTGGCAACTATCCGGTAATTCCGGATGGTTGGATAAGCTGTAGTGAGCGAATGCCTGAGAACATTCCCGGAAGTTGTAAAGAGTATCTGGTGTTTGATGGGCTTAATAATAAAGTTCATCACGATTACTGGGTTGTCCCTGATGGAGACAGTGCGCCAGTTGCGTCGTTCTGGAATCATTACGGGGCACATGTAACTCACTGGATGCCTCTACCAGAACCGCCGCAGGAGGCGAAATGATGGATGTAAAAGAGAAGGTTTTGCAGGTGATGCGTTCCCGGGCTGCCCTGCAAGATAAAGCTCTCGTCGGGAAATATCCATTCAGGATGGCAACCTGGAATCTGCGGTTGGCAATGGAGAAGGAATTTCCTGATGAAGAATGGCGTTCGGCAGATTTGCGCAAAATTCTTATGGAGATGGCTAAAGATGGAACAGTATCCAAAGATACCCATGCCAGCCGGATTGGTCAGGCGGTATGGAGACTGGAGGTGAGGTAATAAGCTGGCCTGAAGCATTTGCGATTGTAGGCGTAGCTATGGCGATTGCCGCTATTTTTATCTTCTGGGGGTAACGATGGGAAAATTAACTTTTGTAGTCGAATTTGAGGATGGCAAAGAGCCACCTGTTAGCGCCAATCTTGATGTTGCTGGTGGCAGGCTGGTTTCGGTTCTATTTGGTGATTACCGCGACGACTTCTTTCAGCCTGAAGAAGTTGATGTAGTGCGAGAAGCATTAAACGAGCTAAGTGTTGATAACGATGATGCTCATGCGGAAATCATCAAAAAAATGGAACTGCTAACTCACTAAATTATCAATTATGGTGCTATCACCTACGACACCGAGAGAAAATTTATAATGTCAAAAGTAAATGTTTTGATTTTTTCAGCAATTGTTGGCTTTGGTTTTACTGCCGGAGTGCAGATTTATATTACGTGGGAAAAAATCATCAACTACGCATGGAGTTGTTTTATTAAGTGAGGTAAGTATGTGGAGAGGTAATAATCATGGCAAAAGCCAGATGATACTTACCGAATATAAGCTAGACCACAAAACCAATAAATCACGCTCAGTATATTTGCTCCGGCACAATAGCCGCGTAAGAAATACCGTGCTGGAACAAAATCTGACAGTTGAAATGGATAATTGCGGGGGATTCAAGCCAACAATTTCGCTTGATGATTTTCCTCGTGGTTTAAGCGAAAGAGAAGCAATGCTGAAATTAGCAGAATGGCTACAAAGATTAAGCATTGCTATTGAAGATAACTGGTCTGAACCTTAAATTTATATGATGACACTAAAACATTTTCTTGACCGCCCATTATGGGCGGCAGCCGCAGGCTATGACTTTAATTATATGGATTGCATGTCTTATACTGCCAATGCATACGACCATTCGTTCATCCTGCTGTTTAATTCTTTAAGAATATTGCCGGAAACAGAAGTTGGAGAGCTTCATTTATGGCTATTGGGCTTTATCGCGGCTGTCGTTGGTATTGCTGTATGGCCTTTTATTTTCTGGCTGGTGGCTGTTGTAGTGTGGTTTAAGTGCAAGACATACCGGAAAAAGTATTTCTTAGGTGATGGAATGACTGATATTGCCAAAATGAACATTGAAGAATGGACTAAGGAATGTGAAAAGAAATGGCGCAAAAAGAAATGACCAGAATCACTGAAGAGCGCATATCAGAGATTATTTCCCGTATCGAAATGTATGGTCACGGTGCTGGATATACGGCAGATGAAGTATTGGAAATAGCCCAGCAGATGCTGGCCTTGAGACAAAAAGAGCAACATGAAAGTAATACGTGTAGATTGAATTTTGAGCATTGGCTGGAACAGCAACGCGGAAAAATCGATGTGGACTGTGGTTGTGTGTCCACTGAAACATTCATGCACTGGCTGTGGGTAGCTTACGAGGCTGGCAACTATCCGGATATTCCGGATAGTTCGGTGCCAGCGCCAGGAAAGGGCGTCACCGGTGAACGTATCCGCATTAAGCCGCATGTTTATCGCGAACTGGTTAACCGTCTCCACGATACAGCGATCAAGTGTGCTGGCACCCAGCAATTACGAGAAAGAATTAGCCGTGTTTTGGGCGACGTTATTACACCAGATCATCATAAACAAGCCGAGAAAAGTGACCTGGAAAGGTGTCACCTTGAGGCGGCATTAAACATTAAGCCGGGGCATACGCTTGGCATTATTGATGCACTATTGGTTCATAAGATGGCCAGGGCTTTATTGCCGCTGGTGGCTGAAAAGCATGAGGTGGACCATGCCAACGAAAGCTGAATTACAGGTGCGCGTAGATGAGCTGAAAAAGAGAACGCGAGCCTCAAAAAAAATGCTGTCGCGGGCGGAAAGGGAATTATCAGGCAAATTATTGCCAGAAGAACTGCCGCCAGCAGATATACCAGATCGAGTGTCCCAGTGGATGAAGTCTTTTGGTTTACCGTGGGAGGCTTTTTGGTGCTACGACCATCGCAGATGGTGTGATGAACTTGATAGCAATTTTCCCTACTTTGCGGAAGGGAACACCTGCCCTCAATGCAGGGGATAGCATTTGACGAAATCGATCACCCTATCCTGAACTTCAGATAGAAGGTCTTTTTCACGCGCCAGGACGTCAGGATATTGACGTTCTGGCCTTACCAGATGCCGGAGCTTCCCATTAAGCAGAATGGCCTCAGAAAACACTTTTACGCTGTGCTTTATCCCCTCTGTTTCACTTTTCAGCGTCAAAATAAAGCGCAATTGCTTATTAGCCTGATTCGGATTCAATACACGAATTTGCAGTTCGTCTATGCTGTTTCGCAATGGGATTGATGCCACCACACTGGTGCAGTCTCTGATTGTCTGAATTGAACGGCTAACATTGAGAACGTTATTGTGCATGTGCCTGATCCACTAACTCCTGGAGGTTTCTTGTGTCAGATCGAAATATAGCAGCTAAAAGCCAGGAAGAGCGAGACAAGGTGAACGTAGACCTTGCCGCCAGCGGCGTTGCTTACAGAGAACGGCTGAATATACCTGTGATTGCAGAGCAGGTGGCCCGTGAGCAACCGGAAAACCTGCGCGCCTATTTCATGGAACGGCTACGGCACTACCGGCAGTTAAGCCTCCAGTTGCCAAAAGGGGGCGATCCGGTGTATCAGAACGAGGATGCACCAAAAAATAACGGCAAGATGGGGGAGAAATGTGATTAGCCCCAGCGTGGCGCGCCTACAA